AAGCAAGGGACGTTGACGAGCCACGCATCTCAAACAAGCCGAGGATAAATCCGTATGCAGCCTAAGAAACAGATCTGGGATAAAGCGAGACCAAAGAGCCTCGGCGAGAGCAAGACGCTCTCATCGTCTGCTAAGTCGTCAGCAAAGGCGGCAGCAAAGAGCGCCGGACGCCCTTACCCCAACCTCGTTGACAACATGAGAGCAGCGAGGAAGAAATGACAGACCGCGTTGACAAGGACAGCTTGCCGCTCAATCAACCGCGCCGCACGCCTAATCATCCGACTAAGAGCCACATCGTCAAGACGAAGGTGGACGGCAAGGAGAAGATCATTCGCTTCGGCGAGCAGGGCGCTAGCACGGCGGGTAAGCCTAAGGAGGGCGAGTCCGACCGCATGAAGGCGAAGCGAGCCTCGTTCAAGTCACGTCACGCAAAGAACATCGCCAAGGGTCCGAGCAGCCCAGCGTATTGGGCGAACAAGGTGAAGTGGGCGGACGGCGGGTTCGTCAGGACCAACTACGCTAAGGGCGACTCAGTCCGCGTACAGCCGCAGAACTCAGCACTGGGTGCGATTGCCAACTTCCTCAAGCAGACTTACTCGCCTCAGCGCACGCAGCAGATGCAGGGGACGATGGAGTTCCTCGGCGTGCCAGCGCTCGCTCGCACCACTGAGCGCTTGAGCTACGGACAGCCGATCACTAACGTCAACAAGGCTAACGTCCCCCTGCTGCCCGATGACACTGCGGAAGCTGCGATGTTGGTCGCGCCGCCGTTGACGAGCCTCGCAAAGCGCGTGGGTACTAACCTCGTGCAGACCGCGCCTTACGTTGCCCGCGACATTGTTCAGAACGTAACCTCACCCCTGAAGTCGTATGCCGTGAAGCCTAAGGGTGGTAATTGGGCACCGACGCTCGGTTCAAGAGATAGCGTGAAAATGTCGGTGTACCCTTTAAAGCGCAATCCTGAAGTCATCAGCGGAGATCTGATCAACCAAGCCGCCGGTGAAGACCTTTGGTCAAAGATGATTGACGAAGGTGTTTACCAATACCCTGTCCCATGGTTGCGGGAAAACCGACCTGACGTCTTGAACAAGCTCGTCGGCGAGGAGAGGGGCGCGGTCAACAAGTGGCTTGACAGCAAGCTCGAAAAGTACATCCGTAACGAGATGGGCACACCGGACGACCCAATCCGTCTCGCACACGAGGAAGGCTATTCGCACATTCCTGGTAACGCTGCTGAAGAACTCGGTGCATGGTTGCCTGAGGAAACGGCGACTATGCGCCGCAAGGCGGGCTACCCTGAGGAAGGGTTCGCCGCTAAAAAGCACGCCGACGCGGGTTATCCCGAGGATATGGAAGCCAACACTCGCAAAGCCGAGTTGTGGGAGAACCTCGCGGACACGGAGATCACGTCAAGCCCTGCCGGAGCTTATCAAGAGCAGTTTCGTATGGCGCGGGAAAAACCCAGCATGGAAGGCGCTAAGGGGGCTGTGCAACGAGCAGAGCGTAATCCGTGGATTGAGAAGCTCGACCCAGAGACGCTGATTTACAAGATTGACAACACGATGGATCTCAATGAGAACCTCGGGTTCGGTCACATGGCGGATGAGATTCAGAACATGCTTGACCCCGAGTCAGGCTTGCCCGCCGCGTTACGCTTGACGCCTCAACAGCTTGACAAACTATCGGTTAAACAGATGGTGGAGAAGGTTGACGCAGTCAACAAGTGGCGAGCCAAATCGGCATCTGACGCAGAGCTAGAAGACATGATGGGTAACCTGACTGCCACGCCGAAACTTGAGATCCCTGACGCGCAGCTGTCATTCGTCAAAGAGCCAGGAATGAAGTGGATTGACATTCCCGCGACTGTTGACGATTCGGCTATGAAGCTCTGCACAACGCTCGGTCGACAAGCCGGTTGGTGTACGCAGGGAGAGGGTCTCGCCAAGCGTTATGGCTCAGGTGAAAACAGCTTGACAACTCTGATTGACGCTGAGGGTCGCCCTCATGCTCAGGCGATGATCACCAAATCTAAGAACAAAGGTTTAGAGCTAGGTGATGTGCTTGACGAAGAAGACGCCATCGCTGATCAGATCTACCGCAACGCGGGGCAGATTCTGTCGGACCGAGGCTTCGGAGATGCGGAAGACTTAGCGATGACGCTGGGGGCGGGCGCTGAGAGCGAGCTACCTAAAGCCGCTCGTGACATTCTCAACAGCGTGTATGAGCAAGCCGAGCGCATGTTACCTAAAAGAGGTGTAACTCCGCTCGACATCACCGAGTTGAAGCCGGTTGAGAACGCCTTCAGCAGTGAACGCGCCCGCGAGTACACAAAGCGCGACCCTGCGTATAAAGAGAAGATTACCGAGTCGGTGCTCAAGTTTTTAAACGCTGGTGAGTGGGGTGCGGTCAAAGATTTGCACCACTACGATATCGTAGATCTGCGTAACCCGTCTGGCGTGCAGAAAGCGCTTGCGGATGTTTTGGATTACGACCTGCCGCATGAGCGGATGGACAAGTTCAACTACGCCACGAACTTCAATCCTGACGCACCGCGCTTCATGAGTGAGAGCCAGTTCCGCGCATTTGTCAACCCTGACGCGGGTAAGCAAGGTTACAAGGAGGGTGGTTCGGTTGACGCAGATGAGCAAGCCGCGTTTGGCATCTATCCCAACGCCGGTAAGCGTAGCCAGAAGTCTGACATCGGCGACAAGCTGAACGCGAGCCTCATGCCGCAGGACGCAGTTGACTTGGCTTCTATGTTGCTCCCGTTTGGCAAGGTCGGCAAGACCCTCGCCGCCGCAGTCATCTCCGGTGCGCCAGCAGAAGCTCAAGCCGGAAACATAACCTCGTTGATGAAGCTGGTCGCACGGGAAGCCCCCGCTCAGGCTAAGACGATCAGGGAAGCGTTAGGCAGGGCTTTTTCAAAAGACATTGAGCATTCCGTCGTCGGCTCTAGTGACCGAGGACCCGCAGGCACGATCATGTCTGGGGACTGGGACTCTGTAAACCCGAACCAGCTTGACATCTTACGCGCTGTCAAGGGCGACAGACCTATCGTAGATTTTCACACGCATCCCCGCGCAGCACAAGCTGCGTTTGACGTCGCACCGAGCGAGGGAGACTTCAGGTTCGCCGCTAATGAGTACTTCCCAGGAAAACAGAACAGGGAGTTGCGTACGATTATCGCGTCTCCTGCTAACTTAGCCGAGCGCGTCCCGACGTCTTACTCGTTCTTTGCTACTGACAATCCGAGCAAGGTGTTTGACCGCCGAGCGCTGAACAGCGCCGTGTACGAACTCCAGCGAGCCGGAAGCAAAGGGACGTTCAAGTCGGTCATGGATGACCCTCGGTTCCGCCAATACTTTGAAGCCGGTGGCACTATGGGTGATCTCGCTGAGAACCTAGCGCCGCTGGCGATGCTTGACCTGCGCAAAGCGCAAGGATTGGGCAGAGGTGAATTGCAACTCAGCGGTAGGAACATCGCACCGCAGGTGTCCAACAAAGACGTGTACAAGGCGATGAACCCTTTAGCCGTTGAGTTCTTGACGCGCAAAGGTTTTGCCGAGGGTGGCTCAGTGTCTTACGACCCGAACCAAGTCGATGAGATCATCAACAGCATCAGCGCCCCGCGTAACTACGCCGAAGGCGGCAGCGTCACAGCGTACGACCCGAGTCGCGTGGACGCAATACTCAACCAGTTTATGTGAGGTAAGCAATGGCTACTGAAAGATTAGAAGACGAAATGTCTGAAGGCGAAACGATTCAGCTTGAGGACGTTGACAACGAGGTCGAGGACACTGAGGACGGTGGCGCAATCCTGCGTGAGAAGAACGACACCGACCACGCGACAAAGCTCGCCCACTTTGCCAATATCGTCGAGGAGGTCGATCAAGACCTGCTCAAGACCGCCATCAGCGACCTCGTAGAAAAGATCGGCAACGACAAAGAGGCTCGTGAGAAGCGCGACAAGCAGTACGAGGAGGGTTTGCGTCGCACCGGCTTAGGTGATGATGCTCCTGGAGGTGCTCAGTTCACCGGCGCAAACAAGGTCGTGCACCCAATGCTCGTCGAGGCGTGCGTGGACTTCTCTGCCCGCTTCATGAAGGAGGTCTTCCCGCCCAATGGTCCCGTAAAGAGCAAGATCCTCGGCGAGAAAGACAAGTCCAAGGTTCAGAAAGCCCAGCGTAAAGCGGACTTCATGAACTGGCAGACGACTGAGCAGATGGTGGAGTTCCGTGGCGAGCTTGAGCAGTTGAGCACGCAGCTCCCGCTCGGCGGCGGTCAGTACATGAAGTTCATGTGGAACCCGCTCCACCGCCGCCCCTGCGCAGAGTTCATCGCTATTGATGACGTCTACCTGCCGTTCGCGGCGACCAACTTCTACACCGCCGAGCGTAAGACGCACGTGCAGTACATTACGAAGTTTGAATACGAGCGCCGTGTCAAGTCAGGCATGTACCGCGACGTTGACTTGGGTATGCCGGAAGATCCCGAGTTCAGCAAGTCCACTCAGGCTAACGACAAGATTGAGGGACGCAAAGACCTGAGCTACAACGAAGACGGCTTACGCACGATCTTTGAAGTTTACACATACCTCGACTTCGGTGATGGTCCCGAGCCGTACATTCTGAGCATTGACAAGACGACCAACCTCGGCTTGGGCTTGTACCGTAACTGGGAGCCTGATGACGACCGTCAGCTTGAGCTTGATTGGATTGTGGAGTTCCCATTCGTGCCTTGGCGCGGTGCGTACCCTATCGGTCTGACGCACATGATTGGCGGTCTGAGCGGTGCAGCCACCGGCGCACTCCGCGCCCTGCTTGACTCGGCTCACATTCAGAACGTCCCCACGCTGCTCAAGCTCAAAGGCGGTCCAGGAGGGCAAACCCTCAACGTCCAGCCGACAGAAGTCGTTGAGATGGAGGGTGGAGCGCTGATTGATGACGTGCGCAAGCTGGCGATGCCACTGCCGTTCAACGGTCCCAGCCCAACTCTGTTCCAACTTCTCGGCTTCCTCGTAGACGCAGGCAAGGGCGTGGTGCAAACGTCCTTTGAGAAGCTCTCTGACCAGAACCCTAACCAGCCTGTAGGCACAACCATGGCGCTCATTGAGCAGGGCATGGTGGTGTTCAGCTCAATTCACAGCCGTTTGCATGGCTCGATGGCGCGTTGCTTCAAGATTTTGCACCGCATCAACAGCGCATACCTGACTGTTGAGGACATTGAGGCACAAGCGGCGGGTCTTGACATCGATCCGTCTGATTTTGATGGTCCGCTTGACGTTATTCCTGTCAGCGACCCCGCAATTTTCAGCGAAACCCAGCGTTTTGCGCAAACTCAGGCAATTATGCAGCGTGCGCAAGCCATGCCGCAGATGTATGATGTGCGAAAAGTAGAGGAAATGTTCCTCCGCAACATGAAAGTGCCTGCGAATGAGGTGCTGCAGCCGTTGCCAGGAAGCGAGGACATGGATCCGGTGAGCGAGAACGTCGCCGCCGCTATGGGACGCCCAATTTACGTGCTCCCGTCGCAAGATCACATGGCGCACTTGATGACGCACATACCTTTCTTGAAATCTCCGCTTTTCGGGTCAAATCCTGCCATTGCGAAGACGTTTCTGTACCCGATCGCTACGCACTTGCGTGATCACCTGCTCAATTACTACCTCGTCGAAGCGCACAACGCCGTTGACAAGGCACAGCGTGAGGAGTTGATTCAGGAAGAAGCCGAAGAGCAGGTCAAAGTCATCTTGGAAGTGCAGAAGTTCATCGAGCAACAGCTCGGTAACTTCGGTCAAGAGCTGGCACAGCTGGATCAAGCCGCTCAGCAGTTCAAGCCCCAGCCACCTATGCCGCCTGACCGTAGCATGGAGGTTGCCCAGCTCAACGCTCAGGTGCAAGGTCAGATCGCCCAGCAGCGCGGTCAGATTGATCAAGCTAAGTTGCAAATCGAACAGCAGAAGATGCAGTCACAACAGCAACTTGAAGCCGCTAAGTTACAAGCCCAGCAGCAAGCCAACTTTGAGAAGATGCAAGCTGAGCAGATGAGACAAGAAGCCGAAAACCAGCGCACCGCCGCCGACCTTGAGACTCGCGAGCGCATGAACACGGCTGACAACGACACCGCGAAACTGTTAGCCGCTGCCGAGATGGCGACGGGCGAGCGAGTCGCAGTGAGCACCGGAACCGGAATTAACCCTAACCCTTGAGGAAAACATTATGAGCGACAAACCCACTCCAGGCACAGTCCCTATGACTGGCGCATTTGTGAAACAGAAACACCGCCTAGCGGCAGGTGAGAAGCTGAACGGTCAGACCCTGCCCGCTGCGCCTTCTACACCTAAGACTCCTGCATGAACCTTGAGTCTCAACTCCTGAATCGTCTGAAGGCAGAACAGCAGTCCTTTGCTGTTGACGCCTTGAGACGCCCTCAGACTCGCGACACTTTTGAGTACGGGTATCGCGTGGGAATGGTTGCCGGTTATGAGGCGGCAATCAACGTACTTTTAAACCTTGTAGACCAGGAGAAAAACCTTGACAATGACTTATGAGAACGCAATGGCGGAGGCTTTTCCAGCAGTAGATGCTGGCATTCAGCCTTTCGGAAGCCGTGTTCTGATTCAGATTCGCACACCGAAGAAAAAGTCCGCTGGGGGCATCATTCTCGACATCGCGGGTAACAATGAAACAGAAAAGTGGAACACTCAAATTGGCAAAGTAATTGCCTTGGGTCCGCTGGCTTTCAAGAACCGCAATGACATGAAGACGTGGCCAGAGGGCGAGTGGTGCAAAGCTGGTGAATACGTTCGCGTGGCTAAGTACGGCGGTGACCGCTGGGAAGTAAAGATTCCTGGCACTGACGACTCTGCGATGTTTGTTATTTTTAACGACTTGGATATCATCGGGCAGGTAACTGGTGACCCGCTGGCAATCCGAGCATTCATCTGAAAGGAGATGACTTATGGCTAATGTAATGAAAGAAGACGACGAGCGCGGTGGTGAGGAAATCATCATCGTAGAAGACGAGTCAAAGTTAAGTGACAGACAGGATGATCAACAGGATGATGATCATGAAGAAGACGACCGCACGGCGTCCACCGCTGCCGACGATGACGGCGACGGGAATGACGACGAGCGAGAGGCGATCCGCGAGAGACGCCGACTTGAGAAACTTGAGCGCAAAGAGCGCCGTGATCAAGCCATCAAACGCGACAAACTCGAGCTGGACTTCCTGCGTAAACGCAATGATGACCTTGAGCGCCGCGTATCTGCTCAGGAGCAACGAGCACATCAGGTAGACCTCGGCACGTATGATGCGCACATTGCCAACGCGGCGAAGGAAGCCGAGATGGCGGAACGCGTCATCGCTAAGGCGGTGGAGGCGGGCAACGGCAAGGACGTAGCTCAGGCGCTGAAGTATCGCGATCAGGCGATGCAGAAGGTGCAGCAGCTCCAGTTCGCCAAGCAACAAGCCGCCCAGCAACGCCCCCAGCCACAGGGTCAGCAGCTTGATGACATGACCATGCATTACGCTAACGAGTTCATCAAAGAGAATCCATGGTATGACTCGCAAGGTCGTGATGAGGATTCAGCCATTGTGATCGCTATTGACCAATCATTGGCCAAGGACGGTTACAATCCACAGTCTGAGGAATACTGGGATGAATTGCGTAAGCGTGCTGCCCGCCGCCTACCCGAGAAGTTCAAGACCGAGCGCCGCGACACTCGCGAGCCTAGGGAGGAACGCACTCCACGCGGTGGTCCCGCTGTAGGTTCCGGACGTGAGCACGCCCCTGCGTCAACACGTAAGGAGATCTACCTCAGTCCCGAGCGCAAGCAGGCACTGATTGACGCAGGTGTGTGGGATGACCCCGTACTGCGCATGAAGTACGCTAAGCGTTACTCCGAGTACGACCGCGCTAACAAAGCGTGAAACACTTGAATGATTTGGCTTTTTAATTTTCAAACCCTATAATTGGTTTCAATCGCTGAAAGGAGCGAGTATTATGACAGACGAACGCTTGAAAAAATCCGCAGGAGACGGTCGTGAAAATCGTGCGATGTTAGATCGTACAATCACACAAAACCGAGAGGTTACCGAAGATGAGCGGGTTGAAATGTTCCGTCAGCAGTTTTTTCAGTCCTCTTTACCGGACTTACCGAAACTCTCCGGCTGGCATTGTTGCTGGCTGACCACGACTAACCCTCGTGATTCGATCCAGATGCGGATCCGCTTAGGCTACGAGCCTTTGAAGCCAGAAGACGTTCCTGGCTGGGAATACGCAACCCTTAAGACGGGTGACTGGGTTGGGTTCATTGGGGTGAATGAGATGTTGGCTTTTAAGCTGCCTATTTCTCTTTATGAGAAATACATGAAGGAGGCGCATCACGATGCACCCCTGCGTGAAGAAGAGAAACTCACCGACACGGCAGAGTTCCTCGAGCAGCAAGCTCGTACGTCTAAGTCGCGCTTGACCATGGGAGACGGTAATATGGAAATAGGGCAACAGCGGGAAGCTCAGTTTGATCTTTCCTGACGCAACTTTTTAATCCATTAGGAGCAACTATGTCTTCGACAAGCGCACCCTTTGGCTTTCGTGCGTCTTACCACAACAGTGGTCAGATGCGCCCAAAAGCCTATGTAATCGCTAGCACCTATGCAGCCAACATCTTCAGCGGTGACCCCGTAAAGTTGACTGATAACGGTGTTATTCAACTCGGCACGTCTGACGGTACTCGTTCAGGCACGACCGACGGAGTTTCTTTGTTGGGCATCTTCGCAGGTGTTCAGTACTTGGACGCTTCCGGCAAGCCCACGATTTCTCCTTTCTGGCCTTCTGGCACGACTGGTACTGAGATCACAGCATGGGTGTATGATGACCCTGAAACTTTGTTTGATGTTCAATACAACAACCCTTCTGCTGGTACAACTGTGCAAACAGCTGTCGGCGAAGAGTGTGATTGGACAGTCGCCTCTCCTGGTGGCTCAACACAAACAGGTTTGTCAAACACTTACCTGACCGCCATTCAGAGCACATCTGGTCAATTCCAGATTACCGGCTTTGGATATGAGATCAACGACTCGCTCACTGACGCCTACGTAGTTGTGTCTGTTCGTATCAACGAACACCACTACAAAGCTGCTGTGAACTCGGTATAATAAGGAGGCTAGATTATGGCTACCCCAATGCGTAGTACGGACTTCCGGTCCGTTGTTGAGCCTATCCTCAACGAAGTGTTCGATGGTGTTTATGACCAACGTGCTGACGAGTGGAAGATGGTCTTCCGCGAGCAAAAAGGCATCCCTCGCAACTACCATGAAGAACCTGTTCTTTATGGTTTTGGCGCAGCGCCTGAACTGCCCGACGGTATGGCTGTTTCTTACCAGTCTGGTGGCGTGTTGTTCTTGCAACGCTACCTCTACAAAGTCTACGGTCTGGCATTCAGCTTGACCAAAGTCTTGGTGGAAGACGGCGACCACATCCGTATCGGTCAGACTTACGCCAAGCACTTGGCGCAGTCTTTGATCGAGACTAAGGAAACCCTCGCAGCTAACATCTTGAATCGTGCCTTCAACGGCGCGTATGTTGGTGGTGACGGTGTGGCGTTGGTTGCAACTAACCACCCAATCGTTAACGGCACGTTCAGCAATCAGCTGAGCACCCCCGCTAACTTGTCACAAACCTCTCTTGAGCAGTTGCTGATTCAGATCCGTAACGCCGTTGACAACAACGGTAAGCGTATCCGTTTGACACCTAAGAAGATCGTTTCCGGTCCTTCTAACGTGTTCCAAGCAGAAGTCCTCTTGAAGAGCGTCTTGCGCACCGGCACAGCCGACAACGACATCAACCCAGTTAAGTCCATGGGCTTGCTGGCTGATGGCCAAGCTAACTTGTCACGTATCACTTCATCTACCGCATGGTGGGTGCAGACCGATGCGCCTGAAGGCTTGAAGTTGTTGATGCGTCGTGGCTTGGAGAAGTCTATGGAAGGCGACTTCGAGACTGACTCTATGCGCTACAAGGCTACTGAGCGTTACACATTGGGTTGGACTGACCCACGTGGCGTGTTCGGTACTGCTGGCGTTTAATAAAGCGGGGGACTTCGGTCCCCCTCTTTTTCTGGGTTTCCCCGAAGTGCCTGACAGTCCCAGCTGACGTCATGCAGACAGACACTTCACTTTTACTCGCATGAGAGGAATTTAAAATGGCTTCTACTACCTTCTCCGGACCAGTTACGTCCACAAATGGTTTCATCGGCGCGGTCACTGGTAACATTACCGGTAACGTAACCGGCAACGTCACTGGCGATATCTTCGCTTCTAATCAAGCTCTTTCCGGCGCTGGCGCTGTGAACATCACAGACATGTTGACCAGCTTGACAACGACCGGTGCGGCACAGGCTTTGACCTTGGCTGACGGTACTGTTGGGCAAATCAAAATTATTAGCCACGTGGTTGATGGCGGCTCTGCTGTTTTGACTCCCACGACTAAGATCGGTTTCACAACTATCACTTTCACTGGCGTCGGTGAGTCCGCCATGCTAGTCTACACCGCTACAGGTTGGGCTATTGTTGCCTTGAACGGCGCTGTTGCCGCTTAATTGAATGAGAGGGGTTCGCCCCTTTCATTTTTAACCTCAGGAGATAGACATGGCTGATGCAGTAACATCGCAAACGATTCTTGACGGTGAGCGCCTGTTCATCGCCAAATTTACCAATATTTCAGATGGCACTGGTGAAACCGCTGTTTTGAAAATTGACGTTTCTACGCTGACCCCTAACTCATTTAATCTCGCGTGTAATGGTGTCAAAATCAACAAGATTTGGGCATTGACACAAGGTATGGGCGTGGATATTCTTTGGGACGCGACGACTGATTTGATCTGTGAAACCGTCCCTGCGGACAAAATGTACCAGATGACATTTTCAGATTTTGGCGGTCTACCAAATAACGCGGGCGCGGGTAAAACTGGCGACGTGTTGTTTTCAACAGTGGGCGCGGCTTCGGGCGATCGTTATACGATCATTCTCGAATGCTTGAAAACCTACGCTTCTCAGTGAGGGGTGTAGTATGGGCGCACCTGCATCAGTAACTCAGTTCGGAGAGTTCGGTCCGTTTGAACTTCAAGTTTCTCGCGGTCAAATTCAGGGGCACAGAAACGTAACAGTGTTCGGTTTTAATCCAGACGTAGACACGACTCAGGTGTCTGTCTGGCCTTTGCCCAGCCTGATTACTTTTCCTGCGTCTGCTATTCAGATGACGGTCAGCTCAACGAGTGCGAACGATACTTCTGCTGGTACCGGTGCGCGAACGATTGTTGTTCAAGGTCTTGACGCAAACTACAGCGAAGTCACTGAGACAGTCACCATGAATGGTCAGACTGCTGTGACGATGACTGCGGCGTTGATTCGTGTGAACTATGCTTATGTGGCTACAGCAGGCTCTGGTAACAGCGCGGCTGGCGACATCTACATCGGCACCGGCACTGTGACCGCAGGCGTTCCTGCGACCGCATACGACATCATCAAGTTTGACTACAACAACACAACCACGGGAAGTTATACGGTGCCTGAGGGCTACACTGCGTATGTCGCTCAAGGTCTGTTTTCTACCGGTCAAGCCAGCGGGTCAACTCAGGTTCAGGGTAGATTGCTGACTAGAGGTTCCAACAACATTAGGCAGACTGCCGCGATCACCACGCTCAACAACGGCGTGGCGAATTATGTATTTGAGTATCCTCTGGCGGTTCCTGAAAAGACCACCATTGAAGCCACAGCAATAGGTAGCGCAAACAATAACGCTGTTTCGTCCATGTTCATTTTGGTTCTGATCAAAAACACGCTAGCGTGAACGCTGAAAATTTATAGGAGTGAATTATGACAATCGGAAAAGTTAAAGATTTTGATTTCTCATCCGCTGGTAAGACCGTGGGTTACTGCGGAGGCGGTATGGCTAAGGGTTACGCTAAAGGTGGCGAGGCTCGAGTCAGAGACACTATTCGCAACGAGCGAGAAGAAATTAACCGCGTTTCCGCTAAGCAGCGCGACGCCGGTAAGGAGATGTCTCGTGTCCGTTCTGAAATGCGCTACGACAAGAACGAACTCAAGGGTATGGCTAAAGGCGGTGCCATGAATACGGGCGGTCGTGAAATGTTGAAAAACCGAGGCACGTTGGGTGTTGTTGGTAACAAGAATCCTGGCGAAACCTCGAAGCACACCGCACCTAAGCTCCCTGGCAAGATGATGCTGAAAAAGGGCGGCGCTGTTATGCCCAAAGGCGGTAGTAAAAATTGCTGAGCTGGTTGGTCTTTCAACAATATTGAATTATAATTCGTCAATATCGGGCGTGCTAGGACAGCAGCCATCTGACTACAAAATGGGGTTAGTATGGCATATTCCGGCACAGTGAGCACAACGACATTTAACGCGCTGAAGGTGGTAGACCACGCCTTCAGGCGTTGTCGTCTGCCCGCTCAGGCTATCACAGGCGAAATGCAGACCTATGCTCTAGAGTCTCTGTATTTGTTCCTGTCTGAGTTAGCGAGCATCAAAACCCCTAGCTGGTGTATTGAGAAGCTGATTCTACCTATGTACGAAAACCAGCCGATTGTCACCTTACCTAACGGCACGGTCGAAGTCCTCAACCTGAATTACCGCGTCATCCAGCCTGTGACCGGCGCTACCGTAGCGACGTCAACCTCGTACACCGTAAACTTCACCACCCAGACCGTTGTAGACACTGTAGGTGTTGAATGGTCCGGTGCGTCAACTCCGTTGACCTTTCAGGTGAGCACGAACGGAACTGTTTGGGTTACCGTAGGGACGTACTCAGACACCGCGAGCGCGGGCGAGATTACGTGGACAGACATTTCTGGTGCATTGCCCTACCAGTACTTCAGAATTACCTCTACGGCAACTTTCAACTATGCGGTAATCAGCCTCGGCAATATGCCTCAAGAGATCCCCCTCGGGCAGCTGAACCGCGACAGCTACGTAAACCAGAGCAACAAAGTGTTTCCTGGTCGTCCTAGCAATTATTATTTTCAGCGCGACCTACCTGAGCCGGTGGTATACCTCTGGCCAGCGCCGTTCATTGCTGCTGAGCAGGCTCAGTTGATCCTCTGGCGCCATCGTCAGATCATGGACACTGCGAACCTTCAGCAAGACGTAGAAGTGCCTCAGCGCTGGTTGAATGCGATTGTTGACAACCTGACCGCTAAGGTCGCCTCCGAGACCCCGCAAGTTGACGCCCAGCTCATCCCTATGCTTGAGCAACGAGCCGCTATGAGCTTGCAGCGTGCGTGGGATGGTGACAATGACGGCTCGCCTATTCAGATCAATCCTGGTATTGGGGTTTACACCAAATGAGCGTATTTCTTGACCCGAGCGGACAACCGACGTATGGTATCGCCATCTGCGGTCGTTGCTCGCGTAAGATGTTGCTTTCTGAGTTGGCTCCTGACCCGAACTATCCTGGTCTCATGGTCTGCGAAGAAGACCGCGATGAGTACGACCCTTACCGCCTTGCGCCGCGTCGTCCTGATCAAATCGTCCTTCCGTTCAATCGTCCGGACACCCCGATTAACACTCATCCTGCGGGCGTCATTCAAGAAGCCGGTGATGAGTTTTTCATTACCGAAGACGGTAATGGCTACTTGGAGTTTTAAATGTCTGATGTCCCAAGCAATCTAATACCGACACGACTCACGCAGTTACCCGTCGCTCCTGTGGCTGACGAAAACAGCCTGATGATGATCGTGTATCAGGGTAACAACTACCAGATCCGCGTCGGTGACCTGCTCAGCGTTGCCGGTGTTCCTACGAGCCGCCAAGTGATTGCGGGCACAGGTATGACCGGCGGCGGTGCTTTGTCAAGCAACGTCACGTTGAGCATTGCTAACGGCGGCGTGGGTTCTACGCAGCTGGCTAGCTCAGGCGTGACTCCTGGTGTTTATGGTGATGCCACTAACATTCCTGTGGTAACTGTTGACACGACCGGTCGCGTGACCGCCGCTACTACGACCCCTGTGGCTATCTCAGGTTATGTGCCTACGAGCACGCAGGTTATCGCTGGTAACGGCTTGACCGGCGGTGGTGCGTTGAGCGGTAATGTTACGCTCGCTGCCAGCTATAGCGCGAGTGCGCCGCAAACGAATTTTCAAACCGGCTCGGCTGGCTCGGAGAACACCCTCGCCCGTAGCGATCACCAGCACCCTGCTCTTGACTTGTCTGACGATGATCAGGTTGACAATATTCTCGGGTTAGGTAATGGTGGTACAGCGCGTAGCTTGGTGATGCAACCAGGAGCCGTAATCTGGTCAGGCGCTGACGGCATGTACGTCAGTGCTGCCGGTGCTCTAGGTCAGGTTCTAATTTCAAACGGCACAGCCGCCCCGAGCTGGGGTTCTGCGCTGATCGTGTCAGACCAACCTGCAAACTATGTTTATGCGGGTCCGACTAGCGGGGTAGACGCCCCCACCGCTTTCCGTTTGCTGGTCAACGCTGACATCCCGTCCACGTTGACCGGAAAGACAATGAGCGGCTCGCTTAACACTTTCAGCAACATCGGTAATGCGAGCCTGACCAATAGTGCCATCACGATCAACGGCTCGTCTGTGAGCTTGGGCGGTTCAGTCACTGTAACCGCCACCGCGTCAAACGCTTTGACCATCGGCACTGGTTTGTCAGGCACATCATACGACGGCTCGTCTGCCGTCACAATCGCGATTGATTCAACTGTCGCCACGTTGACGGGTGCACAAACGCTCACCGGTAAGACAATGAGCGGTGCAAACAACACGTTCACCAACATCGGTAATGGTAGTTTGTCAAATAGCGCGATCACTATCAATGGCTCTGCCGTGAGCCTCGGTAGTTCGGTTACAGTTACCGCCACAGCTACGAACCCCTTGACAATCGGTACGGGTTTGACCGGCACGTCATACGACGGTTCTACTGCTGTGACTATCGGCATTGACTCTACCGTAGCTACGTTGACGGGCGCTCAAACGCTGACCAATAAAACAATCAGCGGTGCCAGCAACACGCTCACCAACATCGGCAATGGTAGTTTGTCCAATAGTTCAGTCACTATCGGTAGCGACTCACTTTCTTTGGGCGGCACGTTAGCTACGCTGAACGGCGTTTCTATCTCCGGCTCAGCGAACACGCTGACAAACATTGCTAACGCGAGCTTGACAAACTCATCGGTGACTGTGGGCACAACGGCTATCGCGTTGGGCGCTTCTAGCTTGACCCTCGGCGGCTTAACTTCTGTCGCCGTGACGCAAGACCCAACAACCGCCTTGCAATTGGCGACTAAACAATACGTGGACACGCTTGCGTCGTCAGGTATCCACTATCATGCGCCTGTTTATCTCGAGTCGCCAGACTCCGTAGGCAATCTCAGCGCAACGTACAACAATGGTGCGTCAGGCGTCGGAGCCACATTGACCAACGCTGGCGCGCAAGTAGCGTTGACCATTGACGGTGTATTGACCACTGTCGGTATGCGTGTGTTGATCTACAACCAGACCAACCAAGCTGAGAACGGTGTCTACACGGTCACCGTAGTTGGTGATGGGTCAACTAACTGGGTGCTCACCCGCGCGACTGACGCAGACACTTATGCGCCGTTCAGTCCAAATTCTCTCGGTCAAGGCGATGCGTTCTTTGTGCAAGCTGGTGCGACAGGTATTGGCGAGACTTACATCTGTACGACTGTTGGCACGATCACATTTGGCACGACAGCTATCACATTTGCGCAAATTAGTTCCGCACAGGTTTACACCGCTGGTACAGGTCTGACGCTGACCGGAACGCAGTTCAGCATCACCAACACCGCTGTGACCGCCGCCGCTTACGGTAGCGCTAGTAAAACTCTGACCGCGACGGTGAATGCGCAAGGTCAGTTAACAGCGCTAGCGGATACAAATATCGCTATCGCCGCATCGCAGGTGACCTCCGGCACGCTCGCTGTAGCGCAGGGCGGTACAAATATCGGCTCTTACACCACCGGTGACCTGCTGTACGCATCAGGTACGACAGCCCTTTCTCAATTAGCGATAGGCGCGAACGGCTACGTGCTGACATCTAACGGTACAGCACCTACGTATGCGGCGCAGTCTACGTTGGCTGTCGGTACGGCGACGAACCTTGCCGGAGGCGCGGCTAGCCAGATTCCTTACCAAACCGGCTCAGGCGCAACGGCTTTCCTAGCTAACGGCACTGCCGGACAAGTATTGACGTCTGCCGGTTCAAGCGCTCCGACTTGGAGTGGTATCTCTGGAGGCACATTCTGATGATTGAAGAACTGATCGAGCGTCTATTCCACGCCCGAAACGCAGCCCACATCGCACACTGGAAAACAAAGTCATATTCTGAGCATAAAGCGCTCGGTCATTACTACGAAGATGTCATCGAGCAGCTGGACGAGCTGATTGAGGCGTACCAAGGTACTTTCGGAATCATCGGTGAAGTTGGCGAACAGGAAAAAAGCATCGCAAAACTGATCCATGATGATATAATTTGGCTGAATGAAAACCGTAGCAAAGTTGCTAAAGGTGTCCCAGCCTTAGAGAACATCGTTGATGATCTCACCGGTATGCATATGAAAACTTTGTACAAACTTGAGAATTTGAGGTAACATCATGGCAGCTATTGGCTACACCCCCATCCAACTCTACTACAGCACGACCGCGTCGGCTGTACCTGTCAATACGAGCTTAGAGAACGGCGAGTTGGCGATCAACATCACCGACGGCAAGCTGTACTACAAAAACAACTCTGGCACGGTAACGCTGTTAGCAGGCGCTACAGGGGCTATCGCCCCGATCACCACTAATGGTGTTGTGTACGTCAACAGCTCAGGCCAAGCGACAAGTGGCTCTGCGCTTACTTTTGATGGTACTAATCTTTCGTGCACAGGGAACATTACTAGCGGTGGAACTTTACAAGCTCTTGCTACTGTTCAATCATCATCTGGTGCTGACCTATCGCTAAATGCAAATGGTGCAAACCGAGATGTTATTGTCAAGGTTAATGGAACTGAGCAAGCAAGATTTGTTGGTTCTACTGGCAATCTGGGTATTGGGACGAATTCGCCTACTACATTTAGCGGATTTAAAACTTTAGAACTTGCCAACTCAAGTGGCAACGCAATTAGCCTTGTTACTGGTACATCTGTTATTGCTCAGACAATTTCTAGTAATACAAACAGCGCGGTTTACATGGGTGCGCGTAGCAATCACCCGCTTTATCTGACAACAAACGATACGGCTCGCGCAACCTTTGATACCGCAGGTAATCTAGGTCTTGGGACAAGTTCGCCTAATGTAAAACTTCAAGTTGCTCAATCTAATGCAACTGCTATTGGTAATGGTTCAACATATTTGGGACTTGGCGCAACCGAAAATGGTGTTGGTGGAAAGCGTTTAATTGGTTTTGGGTATAAAAGCACAAATAATTATTACCCTGCATATTTTGGTTTTGTTGAAACTTTTAATGCAGGGACAACATATGGTGATTTGGCTTTTTACACTAGAAGTGTAAATACTGACACCGAACCAACAGAGCGTCTTCGCATCGCTTCATCTGGCGCAATCGGCTTATCAGGTGCTAACTACGGCACAAGCGGTCAAGTCCTGACATCACAAGGTTCAGGCTCACCCCCTATTTGGGCGGCTGGTGGCGGCGGTGGTGGAAGCCCTGCGGGTTCTACTGGTCAATTCCAGTACAACAACGCTGGTTCGTTTGCCGCCGCGCCATCGATGATGGAAACCAACGGGACAACTGTAACCTTTAGTCCTACTTCGACTAATTCCCTTAATTTCTTTAGGTATGTTAATAATTCAACCGATTCGATTAGATGGTTCAATGAGACGACTGGTCCTTATTACTACTCGCTAGAGAACTATACTTCTTCACCAGTTCGTGGTCTGGTTTGGGGTAACAATTTTTTCAACCCCGCTGGCTGGTCGCAGGTGATGACGTTTATGAACATGAACGTAGCTATCGGGACTAAAACTCCTGGTGCCAAGTTTCATGTTAGCGATGGCTCAAACCTTTATTTTGGTGACGCTGGCGGCGTGGGTTGGAGTGGAAACCCAATAATTCGCAACCCTGCAAACAGCGGTTACTTAATCCTGATGAACGGTAGTACAGGTGGGGTGGGGTTGACGGCAGGAAGCGGGTCGTGGACTTCGATTTCAGACGAACGTCACAAAACCAATCTTGTCCCTATTGAAAACGGGTTATCTAAAGTAATGACACTTCGCGCCGTAACTGGTCGGTACGTTGTTGACAATGAGGGCGCATCACGCGCATTCTTAATTGCGCAGGACGTGCAGAAGGTACTTCCAGAGGCGGTGTCTATTGCTGACGATGGTCGGATGTGGTTGGGTTACACAGACACAATTCCACTTTTAGTCGCGGCTATCAAAGAGCTTAAAGCTGAGTTCGATGCTTACAAATTATCACACCCTTAAGGAATTACTATGACTTTTACATGGAGCATCTCTAAGCTCGTTTACGAAATTGACAATGGTTTCGTCACGACAGCGTACTGGCAAGCGGTAGCCGTGGATGGCACATACAACGCTTCTATTTTTTCAACAACGACATGGCCTTTAGGCTCTCCCGTGGTGCCTTACGATCAGTTGACGCAAGAAATGGTGCTCGGGTGGGTGTGGGCTAGCGGTAGCGACAAAGACACAATTGAAGCCTCTTTAGCGGCTAACATCGCCTTGCAGAAGAATCCTGTGACTGCTACAGGAACACCTTGGGCAACATCATAACGGGAAGCCACCACCCGATCTTGGTGGCGCATTAAAGGAAACATCATGGGAAAAAACGAAAAAACCCCTGTGACTATTGACGGCGTAGAGTACAAGTTTGAAGACATGAGCCAGCAACAGCAGATGCTGCTCAACCACGTCGCTGACTTGGATCGTAAATTGGACTCAGCAAGATTCAACGTGGATCAGCTTCAAGTTGGTCGAGATGCTTTTTTCAGAATGTTGAAAGACGCGTTGGAAGCACAGCCTGAAGAGGCAGTTACTGGCGCGCAGGTGCAATAATGGAATCAGTAGATACTCGGTTGGCGGTTCATGAGGCGGTCTGCACGGAGCGCTATCGCTCAATACAAGACGCGCTTGATCGCGGAAAAGACCGTATGAAAACGATCGAGTATCTACTTTACATCGTCATTGCGGCGGTATTGTTTGGTCCAGGAGTTGCTGGAGAATTTGTTAAAAAGATTTTAGGTTTGTAAGTATGAGAGACTGGGCTGAAGCAATTATTGCCGCAGCCTTGATTGTTGCCTTCATTGTTTGGGGGACATTTACAGTAGTTTGGATGTGGCCATGATTCCGATCGACCCGATTACAGCGCTAGAAGGTTTACATCAGGCGATTGGACTCGTTAAAAAAGCGAGCAAAGTTGCTAACGATTTAAGTTCCCTCGCGCCCATGATTGGGAAGCTCTTTGATGCAAAGAGCAATGCGACTAAAGCTATGCTTCAAGCTAAGCGGGACAAGAAGGGTTCCAACATGGGAACCGCGCTTCAGATTGAGATGGCGTTGGAGCAAGCCCGCGCATTTGAAGAAGAGCTAAAGATGCTTTTCATGCAGACGGGTAAGATTGACGTCTGGCAAAAAATCAAAGCCCGTCAAGCCGAGATGGACAGGGACGACGCCAAAGAGATGGCGGCGTTAAAAGCTGAAGAGAAAAAGCGCAAAGAAGCTGAAGAAGAGCAAATGATGTGGGCGGTTGCGATTGTGATCATCGTCATGTTCCTCGGCGCGGTTGGTTGGGGTATTGCTGAAGTCATGGAACTATGCGCCAAGACAAGGTGTGGTCGGTGAATGAGTACCAGAAGCAATTTGATCTGTTTCTCAAAATCTTTGTACGGCTGTGCATTGTTTGGTGGGTGCTTGGCTTTTTACGCTTCCTGCCGGACGACCTGTCCGACAAGATTGTGAATAAGTTTTTAGGGATGCTCGGGTTATGAGTGACGACAAGCCAGCGGACGCTTTGAGCAAAGTTCTATCTTACGTAGATAGTCCGTTCAAACTGTTCGCGCTGCTGCTCATGGCAGTGTTCGCGTTCTCCGGATACTTCCTCTGGCAGAACCAAGGGTTTTTGTTTGAGGCGTACAAGGAAAACAAGAAGCTGCCGGCAATCGCAGAAGAGAGGGCTGAAGACGTCGCGGCGCATTTGTTTAAAAACACCGATGCGACCGTTATAGCTATATTCAAAGTTAACCCGCTGTTCGGCACGCGAGTGTTGTTTCGCGCTTACACCCGAGAAGGTAGAGACAAAACTCATGACGGATTGGACGTGGGGTTGTTCACACAGAGCACCGCCAATAATCGTGATGTGATTGCGCTGATGGCGAATGAAATACCCTGCGGTGAATACGCAACGGCTCAGAGCGAGATTGGACTTTGGTACATTGAAAAAGGCGTGACGTTCGGTTGCCGTGTGAGTGTGCCGCCGGAACAAGGTCGGTTCGTCGGGCAGATCACTGTTGGCTGGGATAAAGAGCCTAAAGACCTGAACAAAGCAATTAGCATGTTGCAAATTGCGAGTAATATTTTAAGTAAAAGCAAACAGTAAAGGATCACTATGCTAACCCTACTCTCAACTCTGATTTCGTTCTTGATGGGCGGTCTGCCCAAGATTCTTGAATTCTTCCAAGGTCAACAAGACAAAGCCCATGAATTAGCCCTTGCCCAACTCCAGATCCAGCGCGAGCTTGAGATGCGTAAGCTCGGTTTTGAAGCTCAAGAGCGCGTAGAGCATATACGCTCAGAGCAGCTCGCAACGGAAAGCGCAGCTAACACTAGCCAAGCCCTCATCGGCGCTCAGCAGGCAGAGATGCAGGCAATCTACGCCCATGACGCCAGCTTGAACGAGGGAACCAGTCAGTGGATGAAGAATCTCCGCGCCAGCGTTCGCCCTGTGGTCACATACGGCTTCTTTTTCCTGCTGGTTTTTGTTGACATCGCAGGTTTCTGGTACGGCTACTACATGAGCGTACCTTTCAATGACCTGCTAGAGATGCTCTGGGACAGTGAGACGCAAGCCCTGTTTGCTAGCATTATTGCGTTCCACTTCGGCGGTCGGGCGTTCGGTAAATGAACGTCTCGTCTAAAACGATTGAGATGATCAAACACCATGAGGGTGTTCGGTTTAAACCTTACCAGTGCCCAGCAAAGCTGTGGACAATAGGAGTTGGACATGTTCTTTACCCAGATCAAGGCAAGTTACCAATCGATCAAAGAGGCGCTTACGCGCTTCGTGCAGAAGATAACCGCCAATTTTCCAAAGAAGAAGTAGATGGGATTCTCAGAAGCGATCTTAACAGGTTTGAGCGTGGAGTGGAACGCTTCTGTCCTGTACCTCTTACACAAGGGATGTTTGACGGTCTTGTGTCTTTTGCTTTTAATGTCGGTCTGGGAACACTCCAGCGTTCGACGTTGCGTCAGAAGCTGCTACGCGGTGATAAAGAGGGTGCTGCTGAGGAACTCTTGAAGTATTGCATGGCGGGGGGTAAAGTCTTGAAGGGGCTTCAGAAGCGCCGGATTGACGAACGCGCTGTGTTCCTTTCATGACGCGGATTAGAACTGCTTGCCTTGAACTCTGTTTCAAGGTTATAATTCATCAAAACGGCGCATGCTGAATCAGCTGCTAATACCCATGGAGTATTTATGAGCTATAGCATGACGTACGACAGTTTGCTGGTGGACGTGCGTCGCTACCTTGAACGTGGTTTCACGCAAGAGAGCGACCAAATCGTTTACGACCAGCTACCTCGCCTAATCACATTAGGTGAGCGCCGTATCGCCCGCGAACTTAAAATTCAGGGTTTTATCCGCGCTGTGACGACCCCTTTGTCAATCGGAGTGGCGGTCTACCTGAAGCCTGACCGCTGGCGCGACACAATCAGCATGACGGTCAACGGCTCGCCCATTTTTGCCCGCGCATACGAGTATTGCCGTAACTACTGGCCAGACGAAGCCGAAACCGCCGCTCCTCAGTTTTACGCCGACTACGATTATCAGCACTGGCTGATTACCCCGACACCCGCCGCAGCGCAGACCCTTGAAATCTTGTACTACGAGCAGCCCGCCCTGCTGGGTGATGACCTGCAAACTAACTGGCTCACCGAGTATGCACCTGACGTGCTATTGTACGCAACCCTGCTTGAAGCGACTCCGTTCCTCAAGAAAGACGAGCGTATTCAGACTTGGCAAGCCATGTACGACCGTGCGGCGCAGGCGCTGAATGGCGAAGACTTGAAGCGTATCATGGATCGCACAGCAAATAGGAGTGAAGCGTAATGCCTATCTATAACGACGTCTTTGGTGGAGCGAACATCTACCCGAGCGAAATCAGCTACAGCGCAGTCACGCTGACCGCCGATATTGTTTTGAGTTGGCCAGAGGAAACCTCTACTAACACGAACTTAGCAACCCGCATTATTGACGTGACGGAATCTACGTCAGGTTGGTCAATCTTCCTGCCAGATGCGCAGAAGAGCGGCACAGGTAACACGATCCTGTTTAACAACCAAGGCGCTTACACTTTCATAGTCAAAAACGCGGGCGGTACGCAGGTTGCTTCTATCGCTGCGGGCACAGTTTGGCAAGTCTATTTGACGAGCAACACAACTACGAACGGCTTGTGGGAAACGCTCCAGTTCGGCGCTACAGTTTCTAACGCCAACGCTTCTGCTCTCGCGGGTACTGGTATTGTCGCGGTTGGTACGCTGTTGTCTCAATCCGTACCTATTACACAGTTCAACACGAATTACACGGCGGGTACAGCTGACCGCGCCAAGATGTATTTGTGGACCGGCTCAGGCTCAGGCGTGTTGACGCTACCTAGCGCTGCTACGGTCGGTAACGACTGGTTCATGTACCTGCGTAACTCGGGTGGCGGTCAAGTTACGGTCACCCCTTCAGGCATCAACACGATTGACGGGGCTGCAACTAAAGATTACCAACCCAGTGAGTCATCCGTAATTATCAGTGACGGGACTAACTTTTACACATTAGGGTTCGGTCAGGCTTCGGTTTTTGTTTTTGACTATACGGTGGTCGACATTGCAGGAAGCGGCACTTACACGCTGAGCGGTTCGGAGCTAAACCGTATTGTTTATAAATTCACCGGCACGTTAACCGGTAATCGTAACGTGGTTGTCCCTTCAACTGTTCAGCAGTATTGGGTTGACAACGCGACCACCGGCGCTTACACACTGACGGTTAAAACTTCAGCCGGTGCGGGTATCGCCGTTACTCAAGGCTCTCGCGGAATTTATTATTGTAACGGTAGTGATGTTGTTAACGCGGACACACGAGTCGCGAGCTATCCGATTTCTGTCGCGCAGGGTGGTACAGGGGCTACAAACGCAGGCGCGGCTTTGATCAACCTCGGCGGGACTTCCGTGGGTACGGCTATTTTCACCGCGACTGACGAAGCGGCGGCATGGGCTGCGCTAGGTATCGCACCCGCTAATGTGGTCGTAGGTGGGACGTTCTGATGCCTGAATCTACAATTGTCCTAAAATCTCTACCTGGTATCAAGCGGGACGGTACTAGGTATGAAGGTGACTTCTACATTGATGGGCAGTGGGTTCGGTTTCAGCGCGGGCTTCCTAGAAAAATCGCAGGGTATCGTTCAATCAACAAGTACCTGACCGAAATCTCTAGGGGTTTTAACAGCTTTACTCAACAAGGTTTACAGTATTGCCACTCAGCGGGGTCATCTACTGTTGAGCGCTTCACGATTGACAGCACTAAAAATAGCTCTGTCATCAGCGACCGTACACCTGTGGGTGTCAGCGCGACCGGCTCTGTCACACTGACAGGTGGTGGCGCGGGATCAGTTAACAACATCACCGTCAACGGCGTAACAATCACCTCCGGCTCTGTTTCGTTCACGACTGACTTACCGACGACCGCCACCGCCGTTGCTGCGAATATCAACGCTTACGCGTCTACGCCTGACTACACGGCAGTCGCGGTGGGCGCGGTCATCACAATCACCGCCTCATCTGTCGGGCAGGCTACTAACGGATTCGTCGTTGTGGCTAACACGACAACTATCACGACCGCTGTGACCGACATGTCTGGTGGCTTAGACGCTTTGACGGTCAGCGATAACAATCAATGGATGTTCCAGACCGCGTACGACGCATCAACGACTAACAACTCGTTAATCGCGCACGTAGCTCCTAATTTAGAATGTATTTGTAACGACACCGGCGGTCAGATTTTCTACGGCGATATTCTAGGGACTGCGCCCTTAGTTGAAATTCCCCTCCCTGCTGGCGCTAATACCACTGGCGGTATTGTGATGCTGTTTCCCTACCTGTTTTACTACGGTACAGCGGGTATTGTCGGCTGGTCTGTTGCCGGCGACTTCACTGACCTGAGCGGCTCCGGATCAGGTATCGCCCGAGTTTGGGGACAGAAAATTATCAAAGGTATGCCGCTGCGCGCCGGTTCAGGCTCCGCACCTGCGGGTTTGTTCTGGGCTTACGACGCTGTGATTCGTGCAACTTTTACGGGCGGCGCAACTGTGTTCCAGTTTGACACAATCGCAACGGACACTTCTATCATGTCACCCGACTGCGTGGTTGATTATGATGGCGTGTTTTTCTGGGCAGGCGTTGACCGCTTCCTGATGTTCAACGGCGTGGTGCGTGAAGTGCCTAACCAGATGAATCTGAACTATTTCTTTGACAACATTAACGAAGGTCAGAGGGCAAAAGTATTCGCGTTCAAAGTCCCGCACTTTGGTGAAATCTGGTGGTGCTACCCTCGCGACGACGCGACAGAATGCACCCACGCCATTATTTACAATGTGCGTGAGAACTCTTGGTATGACACGGCGCTGCCCGCTTCCGGTCGAGCTTCTGGCGGTTACAATAACGGCTTCGCCGCGCCTCTGCTGACGGATTGCATTCCGACGGCAAGTGGTTACCGCGTCTGGATTCATGAGCAAGGTGTTGACGAAGTTGAAGGTCAGTCCACCCTGCCGATTCAATCTTATTTTGAAACAGCCGACTTGTCATCTTTGCCGCAGGGTAAGAACGAATACTTGCGTATTACGGAGATTGAGCCTGACTTCATTCAGAACGGTCCGATGACAGTTCAAGTCACCGGTCGCGCTAACGCCCGAGCGCCTGAAGTTTACAGCAGCGTGTTCTCATTCCCTGAAACCGCCACAGAGCCTTATCAGCAGATCGTGATGCTTAAAGAGCAGCGCCGTGAGTTGCGCGTGCGCTTTGAGTCAAACGCTGTGGGTGGCAATTACCAGATGGGTCAGATCATCGGACACGTTGATTCCGGCGACAGGACGGTGCTCGGATGACCACGATCACGCGCCCCTCGTACATGTCGCTACATGACTGGGCTGATCAGATCGCGCTCGATCTGGACAGCTACGGGGCGCTCAGTCGGTTGGACGGTGATGACTGGCAGAACTGGGCTATGCAGTTTTTAAATAATACGTCGCTAGGTAGGAACTTTCCTCTACCTTACGACTTTGATGATTGGCGTGACTGGGCTGAGCGATTTGCGCAGTCGCTGTCTTAATTGGAGTGACAAATGGATAAGCAGCAAATTCTTGAAATTGCGAAGAACGACCCTCGGTTCTCAAAAGCGGTTTTAACGCTTGAGAATCAAATCGGTGATATGCCGATCACGGGTGAGGGCTTGGATGAATTAGTCCAGATGCTCGAGTTTGCGCTCAATCACCCTGAGAATTATGAAGAGATCTTAGCTTCAGCCATCAAAGATGACATGGTTGAGGAGGGTGATCTCCCTGCGCAGTTTGACCCCATAGTTATCATCTCCCTGCTCGTTCTTTTGTACGGAATGCAAGAGCGTACTAAGCAGAAAGGTTTTGCTAAAGGCGGTCTAGCTTCTATGGGTCGCCACGGCGACACCATGTTAGCGCACATCAATCCGCGTGAAGCCGCTATGCTCAAGCGTATGGGTGGTGCGGGTACTATAAATCCACAAACAGGATACCCCGAGTACAGCTGGTTCAAAAAGTTTCTCGCCGTCGCGCTTCCTATCGCTTTGGACTTCATCGTTCCTGGTGCGGGTACGGCAATTGGTGCTTCTCTTGGCTTTACCGGTACAGCCGCCACGATGGTGGGCGGTGCAGTTATCGGTGGCGGTACGGCTGCTTTGACTGGCGGCGACCCGCTTAAGGGCGCGGTGTTGGGTGGTTTAGGCGGCGGTCTAGGTGAAGCCGCAGGTTCAGCGGTTAACAGTAGCTTAGGGTTAAATTTAGGCACAGCTGGCCAAAATGTTCTCGGCAACGCGCTCGTGGGCGGCGGTATGGGTATGGCTACCGGTCAAGGCTTCTTGAAGGGCGCGGCTACAGGCGCTCTCGGGTCTTACGCTGGTCAACAGCTCGGCGATCTGACGGGCAGTGCAGCGTTCGGTGCGGGTGGTAAGCAGTTCGGTAACATGATTGCTGCCGGTTATGACCCCAAGTCCGCTATCATCGGCGGCGGTTTGGCGGGTCTGGCGACCAGCATGTCTCGCCCTGCTCAAACACAGAACAGCAACATGGGTCTGAAACCTTCTGACGCGGTAGTTGAAGGTCTGAAGATGCCCAAGGGTAGCGATTATTCATACAGCGGCGTGCCCGAAGCCGGTTACGGTACTACAAACTATTTGACAGGGCAGACCGGTTACAAAGGTCCGGACAGCTTCGCAGTTGATTATTCTTTGACAAATCCAGCCGCGCCGGTAGCACCGCAAGGTTTCGGCGGTCAAGACATGGGTAGTGGTCTTTCTACGACCCCTCAGTCACCCCTCGCGCAACTCAAAACAACAGCGCCGACAGCCGGTTCTAGCAACCCCTTATCAATGAAGAACGTGCTGATGGGCGCTACGCTTTTAGGTAGTCTCGGTAGCGCTCCTCCGCAGGTTCAACAGGCGGTCAGTAAGATGTCGCCCGAGCAGCAGGAGTACTTTAACCGCCCCTCAATCAGCTGGGACTGGAACAAGCTGCAAAGCGACGCCAACGCAAACAACGTGAGCCTGACTGAATACATGGCGCGGAGTTGGCCAAAAATCACTTCTGGCGCTTATAATATGCAAACCGCGACCACCAATCCGCCAAAACTGGCACAAGGTGGCGCTCTGTCAGCTGTTGCCCGATTCGCTCAAGGAGCAGGTTCTGGTCGAGCAGACACCATTGATGCTAAACTCTCAGATGGTGAATACGTGATTGACGCAGAAACAGTTGCAATGCTCGGTGATGGCTCTAACAAAGAGGGAGCTAAACGCCTCGACGCTATGCGCGGAAGCATCCGTTCACACAAAGGTAAAGCGTTGGCAAAGGGTAAATTTAGCCCTAACGCTAAGTCACCACTCAGCTATTTGAAAGGAGTTGCATAATGGGCAGCTTATTCCAAGGGTCGCCTCAGACCGCTACGTCTTACACTACGTCATCCACTGAGACTCCTAAGTGGATGCAGGACGCGATTTACAATCAGATTCAAGTGGCACAGAACATCGCCAACGCGCCTTACCAGTCGTATGACATGCCCACTGTGGCTGAATTGTCACCTCTGCAACAGCAAGCGTACAAGCAGGTTCAAGCTAATCAAGGTTTCTATCAGGGTGACCTTGACAAAGCTCAGTCCGGAATGTACGACTTCGGCAGTAAAGGTACGGCTGATGCGTTGAAGCAGGCGCAAAGTCAGTATTTGCGTCAAGATTTAGTCGGTAAAAACTTAGACGCGGGTCAAGGGTATTTTGACAGAGCGGGTAAGATGGACATCGTAGCGGCGGGTCAACCGGCGCTGTCAAAAGCGATGGCGATGGATGCCGTAGGTGCTGCTCAACCTTCGTTGACGCAAGCGGGCTTAGCGGCGGGCAACATCATGGGTGCGGCGCAACCTTATTTGGGCGAAGCTAGAACCGCCGCCGGAAACATCACGGGCGCGGCTCAACCTTACATGAACCAAGCCGCTACTGCGGCGGGTAACATTTATAACGCTGCTCAACCTTACATGAGCCAAGCCGGTCAAACGACCGCAGAGGCGCTTTCTGACCGAGCATTGAGCGCGGCTAATCCGTACCTCACAGCAGCGGCTCAATCTGCTGCGGGCGGCATCAACCAATACATGTCACCCTACCAAGGCGGGGTTATGGATGTGCTCGCTAAGCAGGCGGGTCGCAACCTCAGTGAGAACCTGCTACCTAACGTCTCCGACGCATTCATCAAAGCTGGTCAGTTCGGCGGCTCACGTATGGGCGAGTTCGGTAGTCGTGCTCTGCGCGACACTCAGGAAGCTGTGTTGAACCAACAGGCTCAACTGGCTAACCAAGGCTACGGGCAGGCTCTCAGTGCTTCTCAGGCAGACCTCGCACGTCAAGCGCAGTTGGCTGGTACGGTCGGTAGTATTTCCGGCGCAGACCTCTCTCGCGTGCTTCAGGGCGGTGCTCAGTATGGTAACCTCGCACAGACTCAAGGTCAGTTGACCGGTCAGCAGGCTTCAGCGCTAGCTAACATCGGTCAAACACAAGGTCAACTTTCTGGCCAGCAGGCTTCTGCGTTGGCTAACCTCGGTCAAACCGCTGGTCAGCTGACAGGGCAGCAGGCTTCGGCTTTGACCAACCTCGGTCAGACCACCGGTCAGTTGACAAGCCAGCAACAACAGAACCTGACCAACCTCGGTCAAACACAAGGTCAGCTCACTGCCCAGCAGATGTCTCAGTTGGGTAACTTGGGTCAGATGCAAACCAGTGCGGGTCAAGCTCAACAGCAGTTCGGTCTCACCGCTGCTCAGGCTACTCAGGCGGCTCAGGCTCAAGATTACCAGCGTCAGATGTCTGCGTTGCAGAACTTCGCTAACATGCAACAGCAAGAGCAAGCTATGCGTTCAGCTGATGTGGCGGCGCTTGAAGGTGCGGGCGCGGCTCAGCAGAATCAAATGCAGCAGCAACTCAACGCTGCTCAGCAACAGTTCGTCAACCAGCAGAACTATCCTAAGCAGCAAATGGATTGGCTCAATACGCAGATTCGCGGCATGGCTCCAATCACACCGCAAGTTACGACTAACACTGGCACCACAACCGGCGCTACGTATTCACCTTCGCCGCTGTCTCAGCTGGCCACCGGTCTCTATACGTACAAAGGTCTGAACAACCTCGGCGGTTAAGGAGTAAATATGGGCTTTGAATTAAACAGAATAATGCAGCAGTACGGAGTTGGTACTCCTGGTAGAATCAACTACTCAGGTGCGACTCCGGTTGATCCTGGCACGCGCCCAGTTGCCACAGACACGCTGACGGGTGATAAGTTAGCTACTGCGCAAGCTGATTACGACGCGCTGCTAAGCAAGTACAATGTTGACAAAGCTAACGCGCCTGCTGACAACGCGGCGTATGACGCGTACAAGAAGGAATATCAAACTCGTTTGATGAACACCCCGATGTACATGCAATCTCAGTTCCAGACCGGTAACGAACCTAAGTCCGCCGCGTTGCAATGGGCAACTAGACCTGACGTGAATGTTGAGACCGGCTCAGGGATGGGTGTTAAGCAGTTCAACAAAAACATTCAAGACTGGGCTGCTCAGAACCCTACGGCTTATTCTAGCGCTATCAATGCGTACGCGGACAAGTACGGTATCGGCGCTCAAGACATTTACAACGCAACTCAGAATCGTTGGGGCAACGTGTTGCAAGCGCCTAAGTACGGCACTCAAACACCTCCCGTAGTTCCTCCCGTGGTTCCTCCGATTGTACAACCTCCGGTTGTTGAACCTCCTGTGGTAACCCCGCCTCCGGTTGTTTTACCGCCGATTTTACCACCGGTAATTGATCCAGTTGTGGATCCTGTGGTTGATCCGGTGATTGATCCGGTGGTCGACCCCGTGGTAGATCCCGTGATTCCTGACCCAGTTGTTGATCCCGTGGTAGATCCGGTCGTTGACCCTGTTGTTGACCCAGTTGTTGATCCGGTGGTTGAAACACCATCAATTTACACGAAACCGATAATTAGCACTATCCCTGACGACGTTGTTGACCCGAACAATATTCCATTGATCACTCCTGAGTTCCCCCTTGAGTTGCCAGACTTCACAGTCGAGACTCCGAAAGAAGACAAGTCTTTCTGGGATGACCCTGATTTCGTAGAAGTTGGTCCGTCAAGAGGATTGATTAAAAATCAAGAAGAATTGCCAGAAGAGTTTGACAAGTACCTTGTAACGGATACCCCTGCGGTGACCACCGATACCGGTAGCGATTTCGTCGCCGTTGATCCTTCTGATTTCGGCGGCAGTTCATTTGATAGTAATTATGATTTCAGCGGAAGCGACTTCAACTTCGGTGGCGGTGGTGGCGGAGGTATCAAAGGTTATGATGACTGGAGTTCTGCAGCATACGCTAAAGGTGGTCAAGTGAAAACACATTATCAAACCGCCGGTAGCGTGAGCTTACCTAGCGGCTACGGAAGCGCTGAGGAAGAAGCAGATTTTCTCGCTCGCCAAGAGCGCGACCGCGCCCCAGTTGAGATTAGCCCTGTTGACATGGCTAACCCTCCCCCGCCAGTTGTGATGGAGCCAGCTAAAGCGCCTCTGGCGACTATTGCTATGAACACCGCTCCCGCGCCTATGGCTCCGGCAGCTGTAGCTCAACCTCAGATTCCGAAGCCTCCAGCGATGCTCGGTGATGAGCGCATGGGTAACATTCAAGCCCTGCTCGCTGCGTACGGTCCGAAAGATGGCGCATACGGCGCAGAACTCAAAGCCGCCCGCGCTAGCGCTAAGGCTGAGAGCGACGCTTTTGCTAAGCTGTTGTCAGATTCTATGAAGACCCCAGAGGACGCAAAGAGTTCTAAAGCGGAGATGTACTTCCGTTTAGCAGCCGCTTTCGGCGCTCCCACTAAGACCGGTCATTTTGCTGAAAACCTGAGTATGGTTGGTAAAGAGCTGGGCGATTACTCTAAGGAGCAACGCGCCTCTAGACAACAGAAACTGGCTCTGGCTTTGAAAGGTCAGGAGATGAAGATGGGTGCGGCTAAGGATGACCTCCGCACCCTGCAAGCGCTGTCAGCTGAGGAAATGAAAGACAAGCGTACCATCGCTACTGAACTCATCAAAGACTACATCAAGTCCGGTGAGCCTCAGTCTGCGGCGGGTAAGCAGGCGAAAGATGAGGGTCTGAAGCCAGGAACGCCTGAGTATCAGAAGCGCGTAGAAGCTCTCGGTAATATGAATATTGAGAGTAAACTGGCGCAGATTACGGCTTCCTTGGCGGGTGTGAATACAGCTGCTGCTAATTTGGCTTTGGCTCAAGAAAAGTTCCAAAACCAGAAGACCCAACAGGCTAAACTGACCGGTCCTGAGTTGAAGCTGAAAACTGAAACAGAAGAAACGCTGGCTCAGACTGACCAAGCCCTCATCAATTTGAAGAAGGCTTACGCGCTGAATCCTAACACCTTTGACACGTCATTGGTTGATGTTGCTCAGCGTAAGTTGCTAGAAGCCGGTGGGTCAAAAGATCCTAAAGTTGCTGCGACTCGTGAGATGGAGAACTTGCTTGAAAAAGCCGCTTTGTCTCAGCTGAAAGCAACCTTCCCAGGAGCGATCTCTAACGACGAGCGTAAAGCCCTGCAAGACGTTCAAGGTCTGGGCGCTAAGAGTAAAGAAGAACGCGCACGTATCATGAAGAACGGCTATGCCGCGCTCAAGACTGTTAGCGAGCGCCATCGCAAACGCTTGAACGAAATCAACTCAGGTCTCTACCGTGACACGGCAGCACCCTCTATTGATGAAGGAACTGAATAATGGCTACAGCTAATCCTTACTTGGGCGGTGCTCGCGCCGCTATCGGTCAAGGTCTCGGTATGGGCTGGGGTGATGAAGCCGAAGCATGGCTCCGCTCCAAGCTCGCCGGTAGCAAAGGTTACGAGGCTGAACTCGCTAGAATCAATCAAGAGTACGCGCAGTATTCTAAGGAGAACCCATTCGTAGCTCCTGCTCTTGAGTTCGGCGGCGGGGCTGCTCCCGCGCTGGCGGCGATGTTGACCGCTCCCGCTACGGGAGGCGCTACCGCGCCGGTTGCCGCGAGTGCGTTGTCGCGCTTAGCCGCTAACCCGTATGTGCGCGGCGCAGTGACCGGCGGCGTAACCGGCGGCATCTCCGGCGCGGGTTCTGCCCAGCCTAATGAGCGCGGCTCAGGCGCTGTGACCGGCACGGTCATTGGCACTGGCGTCGGCACAGCGGCTCCAGGAGTTATTCGCGGAACAGGTGCGGCTGCTAAGTGGCTGCGTGACAGACTCGCCCCGAGCGAAGCTAGCGTGACTAAAGCCGCCGTAGGTAAAGTCTCCCGCGCTTTCAACGAATCAGGGATGACCCCTCAGCAGATTGAGCAGAAGGTCTTGCAGGATCGCGCTCGTAACATTCCCTCAACAATCGCCAACGCTGATCCCGCGCTGGTTGACCTCGCAGAGACCGTCGCCCAGCGTAGCGGTCCCAGCGGTCGTCTGGTTGAGAAGAAGCTCGGCGAGCAGACAGCGGGTGCTCGTGAGCGCACTTACGCCCAGACCCGTAAAGGTATCAAGTCTGGTAACTTCTACGCTGATGAACAGAAAATGGTGGCAGATCTGCGTAAGCAAGCTAATACGCTCTATGACGACGCGTACGCTTTCGGTGACGTAGATGATCCCCGCATCATCGATGCTTTGAAGAACCCCCGCTTTCAAGATTTCTGGAGTAAGGCGCGTAGCATCGCCGACACTGAGGCTCAAGCGGCTAAGTTGCGCGGTGAAGACCCCAGCAAGTTTGCCCTGCCCGAAATCTACAAACCTAGCGGTAAATTTGACGCTAACGGCAATGAGATCCTTGAGTTGACAAAATTGCCCGATGTCCGCACTCTTGATTACATCAAGCGCGGTATTGACGCTACGATTGAAGCCGGTTACAAGAGCGCTCAGGGTATGAGCAGCGCTGAAGCTAACGCCCTGAAGCAGTTGCGTAACGTCTACGTGAACGCGATTGATGAAGCCACCGGCGGCGCAAACTCGCCTTATCTCAAAGCTCGTCAAGCCTACTCCGGTGACATGGAAGTGCTTGATGCGATGCGTGCGGGTATGAATGACTTCAACAAGCTCGACCACGAGCAGGTCATTGACATGATCAGCAAAATGGGTGTCGCTGAGAAAGACGCATTCCGCACAGGTGTGGTGCGCGATTTGTACAGCAAGATCATGGATCCGTCAAGCAATATCAACGCTGCCCAGCGCGTCATCGGCTCTCCTGAGATGCAAGCTAAGTTGCAGCCGCTGTTTGACAGCCCCGCTAAGTTTGACATGTTCAAGTCCGCGCTTGAGCGTGAGGCTCAGTTGTTCCAACAATCCAACCGCATTCTCGGTGGCGCGGCTACCGGAAGACGCACTCAGGCACGCGAACGCTTTGAGGAAGGCTCAGGTGTGGGCACAGCGGTTGCGGATGCCGTCTCGGGAGGATTCTGGGGGTCTCTCACGAATATGGCAGCGCGTCTGGCACGTAGCGCCACGATGACTGACGAAGTCGCTGAGAAGGTAGGAAAACTGCTCATGTCAAGCGACCCGCATGAAGTTGCGGCAGCGGTCAAATTGATCGAGCAGTATGACGTGAAAGCCGCTGCGGGTGCTGCCCGACTCGGTAAGGGTGAAACCGGCGCGATTATGGGTACTACGGCGGCGTTCCCGCCTTCGCCCATTGACCCTAACGCTAAACCGGAGGATATCGACACGCCTGAAACCGGTAACTTCCCTGGCAACTTGATGACCGGTCCGGACATTGATGCGGACATCGAGGCAGACCTCAAGAAAATGAAGTAAAATTCACCTCACTGTCTCCTCAAGAGCAGTTGCCACTTTTAACCCCGCTCCGGCGGGGTTTCTTTTTGCTCAACGTCCATGAGCACGCGGTTACGCAACCTGAGTATGATGCGAATGTGATCAGCGGCGTCAGGTTGCCCCTCGCGATCAGCGCGAGCTATAGCGTCTAACAACTCTCGCTGGGTTCTGTCCCAGTGAAGTCCTGGTCCGAGCAGTGAGCGAATATACGCCCACGGCATTAAGCACCGCCCGCGAGCCTATTCCACTCTTGATTGAACAGCACGGAGTTAACCTTGTTAACTAGTGCGTAGGCGCAGTCAAGCGCTGTCTCAAGTGAAATAATATTTACGCGGCGGTATTCGTTATCAGTTATCATCTGCTCAAGCGCGGAAATAGCCCCGCGAATGATTCTCACTTCATAGTTCTCAACACCCACTTTCGGGTCAGCTGCTGCCGCACCAACTAAGGCGCGAAACGTCATCCACATCGGCACGCAGAAGTCAACACAAGGAGCGCCTTCGTCACGCATGTAGAGCTGGATCTTTTGATCAAGGATAGCCTTACGCATAGTTTGACGCGCCATCAGCTGAGCAACCGGATTGAGACCGACTTGCTTCTTGACCCGAGTGGGGGCGAGTTTAGCCATCAGAAGTTTTCGTTATAAAATTTGCGCAGCACTTCAGCGAGGTCTTCAGTCTTGAACTCTCCACCTTCGCCGCCTTCCACTTCACCAATCCAGACCGTGCCGGTGTTAGGTATGCGACCAGGAGCGATGAACAAGTCACCGACTCGAATATGCCAAGGGCATGCGGGTTCAAATTTTTCCATTAATGTTCTCCTGCGTTTTCAGTTAGTTCTCTGATGATACGCTTCTCGTCGTCAGCGGTCATCTTCTTCTCAAGCCATTTTGCCTTATAACCTTTACGGTCATACACCTCAAACTCCACGTCAAACCAGCCGCCGTAATAATCCCAGTCGCTAGCCCACGTGTTGTAGTCTGGTCTCTGGTAATACCCGCCGGTCATTTCGACTTGGCAGGGTATACCCTTAATCTGAGTCTCAATCATTTGTACCTCGTCTCGTAAAGCCAACGAGCCATGAGCAACGCCTCTGCACGATCAGAATGCTTTTTCAGATTCAACGGCGCTTCAGGGAACATGCGAATCGCGAGCGCCCTGCTCATTTCTTTGTCGCTGGTCAGTTTGAAATGTTTCTTCCATTGCGAAGGAGTCATGTAGACGGTCTCAAACCGACACCCCGCAATAGCGGCTCGGGCAGAGCCGAAGCTGTCCCCTAAGCTGAAGATAGAAGACGACCCTTGTCCAGGCATGGCGTTCACCCGCTCAAGCGCAACGCATACCGCCTCCTCAGCGGGGACGTGCTTCTTGAGCAGGGTGATTAACCCAGCGGGGTCGACTTCGTTCTTCACAGCACCAGAGCCTTTGGCTACGACCGGCATATCTTCCACGGCTACGTACACGCCATCACGAAGAACGCCGATAGCGCCACTGAGTCCTGGATCAATACCGATTGTAATCATAAAGCCTCGTAATTCTCACAGCCAGCTCGTTGAGCGTCCATGCTGAGAGTTTCTTTGTTGAGTTCACACGTCCAAGTCCCTGCTGGGGTCGGCGTGGCCATAGTGCATGTGCGGCAGTGACGTAAGGGTTCAGCCTCACGAGTGCAGACCGCCTTCATGCTACAAAACTTACACCCGAAGCTGCTACCGTCATCACTTATACCGGCAGGGCGCAGACGCGCCTCGGTCAGCTTGATGATTTTCTGTTGCAGTTTCTTTTGCTCGCTCTTGTCTTCCTTGACGCGCTCAACGTAGAACTGTTCATCGTCTTTGCAGACTGCGACGTAGAGGGCGCGGGTGAACCCGCCGAGCGCCATGCTGATTTGCACCTGAGCATAGTGTAACGGCTTGGACTCCTGAATACCCTTCTTGACGACTCCGCTGAAGCTGTTCTTGTTGTGCGTCTTGACCTCGAGCACGTGAGGTGTGTCGCAGTCTGGCACATCTTTGATGACTCCGTCCACCTTAGTAATAAAGTGACCTGTGTCATCTATGAACTCAAACTGACGACCGTCCTCCCGCTTATCCCAGACGGCAAACCCTGCGCGGCGCAAATCAGCTACGATCCGCTCTTCTTGCAGGTGTCCCGTCTCAAATAGGCGAAGCATACGTCCCTCAAAACCTTCGCGGGCGAACCCGCGCCAGTCAAGCCAGATTTGTCGTATGCATTCTTCGCCTATGAAAGACGAGCCAAGCCGCCCGAGGTAGAGGTCAGGGTTTGACTTCTCTTTCTCAATAGCAGCGTACACCCTATTGATGATCTGCTGCTCTGGTCGGGGCGGTATGGCTACCATGGTTTAGTCCCAAGGGTTAGCGGACTTAGCGGCGGGGGCTGCTGCCTTAGGAGCGGCGGCTTTAGCCGGTGCAGCCTTAGCTGGCGTGGCGGCTTCCTGATCAAACAAGAACGCTTTGATGCGGTTACTGTCAGAATAACCACCAGTACCCTTCTCAATGCTGACCGCTGCGCGGAAAGGCTTCTCAAGCAGCTTGTCAGTGTCGTCGGCATCGGGCTTGCCACACGCGGTAGACCAAGCCACCAGCTGTTGACGACCGATACGCTGTGCCTTCTCGCTAGGGTTGTTGATGTTGAAGTTTTGCCAGATCAAGCGACCGGCGAACTCACCCTTGACGACCTCAAACTTCGCTTTGATGTACGAACCCGTACCAGCGCTAGTTGTTTTCTCTTCAGCGTCGAGCGCTTTCAGAATGTACTCACCATCAGGGATGGGGTCGTAAGAACCACCGGTAGTACCGGTGTCGGGGGCGACGTCAGAGACGTCAAATCCAAATTTAGCCATGGTAATGCTCCTTCAGTTATTTAGCAATGGGAATCAATTTTTCGAGATTTTCGATGGACATCTCAATCTCTTCGGGACAGGTATACCGGTTCTTAGCAGCGAACGCGGGGTTCTCAACAAAGTGGAGCAAGCGCTCACCTGTCGTTACGCCTCGGTTCTTCTGGTTATTGAAACCGGAGTCAGACTTGCGAATGATCACCTTGAATGCGGCAAACGCAAGCACATCAGCCCACTCCTGCAGCAGCGCGTTGCAGCGGTTAGGCAGCTTCGGCTGGTAGCGGTCGTAGGGTTCGGTGCGCGGGTCTTCAAACTTCACCACAGCAGCGTGAGCGATCAGCACGATGTTCATACGGCGCTTTACGCGCAGCACGTCCAACCCCTGCAGGATCTCGCGGAACTCCTCAGCAACCAGCATCTGACCTTTACCGTAGGCGAGGTCTTTTGCGTCGTGTGACGATTCCACGTTGCTCACGATGAGCGGCTCGATGAGCCAATCAACCGAGTCAATTACGACGGTCTTGAACTCATGTTCCTCTTTGATGAGGGTCTTGATGTTCTCGACCACGTCCTCAACCTTAGTTGCACGCGGGAAGCTGGTAACATCCAACGAGTCTAGACCGTCCTCAGTGCTGATGAAAATCGGCGCTGGGAACTTGCTAGCCAAGGTGGATTTACCGATACCGTGACCCCCGTAAATGCAAATACGGGGCGGTACATCCTGTTTACCTTTTCTCAAGGCGTCTTGCCAGTTTGACATATTTTTCTCCTTTCGTGGGTTAAAGCGGTTTGTCATCCGCTGCTTCAAAATCGTCGTAGTCGAGACCCATCTGACCAAAGTCCCAACGCTGAGGCATGTACGAGAACGAGTTACGATCCCAGCTCAGCACATTGATAATGTCGTCCTGCTCGCTAGCCACCACCATGCATACTGCACACAGTGTGGGGTCGCCTACCATCAACAAATGGTCACCATTTTGCCATTCAGACATGACACGACGCGCCTTAGCGATCATGCTCATCGTGTCGTAGGGCTTGCGCGGGTTACCGAAGACCGCACGCAACGCGCCGTACTTCTTCGCGTCCGAGAGGTCTTTATTGTTGTCTACTTGTACTACGTAGACAGTTCGTTGATTACCGTGTTCCATTTTTAACTTTCCTAGTTTTCTTAGGTGGTGGTGCCACTAAAGCGAGTTGCTCAGGGGTGAGGTACTGCGAGCAGCCAACCGCTATGGCGATTTTTATCGCCTCTTTGTTATACCATTCATAGTCGAGATCAGCAGGGTGAGCGACCTTGTCAAGCACGGTCATGCACGCCTTAGCGCCTTCGGTCTTAGGGACTTTGTTGCCATTCGTAGCATACTTGATAGGCTCGCCGCCAGTGTCCGTTGATTGATACCACCGTACGACTTTGCCAAGGTAAACCCCAGCTTGCTGGCCACCGCCAGTGACATTCCTTGCGCTAATGAAGTGCGTAAACGGAGCAGACTTAATCGTCTCTTCGAACGGAGTACCGCTTGCCAACCACGCGCCGACAGCATCTGACGATACCTGAGCCGTTGGGTTTTTCTTAAGAGAGAGCGGCGCATAGATGCCCTTGACTTTCAGCTTCCGGTCAGGCTTGACCGCAATGTAATTGTTTACGTCCTTCATAGCGAGGGCGCGATACGGCGTGTACTCAAACACGAAACCGGACACCTCACTAAACTTATTGACAACCTTCTCAACTAGCTCCTTCTGTTCCTTTGTGAACTTGATCGCGATGCCGTCGGTATTAGCTGACAAGGTCAAAGCCCCTGCCCGCTCAAGCCACTCAATCAACATGAGCAGGGTGAACTGCCCAGTCAGCGTCACCGCCAACATCAAGTCCGGCGAGTACAACACCGAGTAACGGCTGGCGAGCTTGCCGAACGTGCCGTTCAGCGAAATCTTCAGCGTCGCGTCAGTGATCTTGTCGCCGTTGCGCTTTGCCTCGAGGCGGCGCTCGTAAATCTTGCGGTACTCCTCAACGAAGCGCTTGCCGAGCGCGGCGGGCACAAACCCGCACTCAAGAATGATACTCGGGTAGAACGAAGCCGCGTCGAGGTCGCACATGTGATCATCACCGGCGATGTGGCACACCTGTTTATCATGCACGCTGTGAATGCCGCCCACGCCGAGCTGGTACTCGCCGGTGCCAAATTTAATCGTCCGCTGCCCGAGAAAGTCTGGAAGCTGGACGTGTCCGGTGGCAGGGTTCATATTGAACACGTGCTCAGAGACACGATCAAGCAGACCCTGTAGCTCGGCATCCATAAACTTCAGGAATGCCGGAGGCGTATATCTGACCGTCTTAGGGATCTCATTCTCTTGACGTTTGAGACCCATGCTGGTGATGTACGCCTGTTCCGCCATTTGTGAGTCAGACTTGCTACGCATGTCAGCTCCGTACCGGCGGCTCATCTCAACGCGCAGCAAAAGCTCGCCTTCGAGTTGATTCAACAGCTCAGCAGTTGTGTCAACGTCATTGTGGCAATACTCAAGTAGCATCGGCTCTTGATCAGGGGCGATCATCTCGTCGTGAGCGATCGGCATGTCCTGCAACTTAGGCATATGCATGCGAGCGCCGTAGGCTTTCAGACCTACAAACGAGGGAGCGACCTCAATCAAGTCAATGTCATCAATGATGATGTCACGCAGGTTGTGCTTACGCATCGCGTTCCAAGGCGACAGGCGGTTCGTGATGATGTCATCAGCAATCCGCTTGATCTCAATCTCAGTCCTACCGAGGCAGAACGCCGCCACAACCGCGTTGTCAAACGACTTGCTGTTGAAGCCGATGAACGTGCTGTCTGACTGCTGCACAAACCGAGTGAGGCGAGCAGGGGCGTCGTCAGAATGACGCCACAAGTCAAACCACTCGCCGGTCTCAATGTTCTTTGCGCAGAACAGAGTCCGGTTAGGCAGAGTTTCAGTATCAAACACCCAAGTACCCATGTCAGTCTTGATTGACATAGCCGCTGGTAGGCTCGCTACCGTCACCACAAGCCGCATCAGCCTTACGCTGCTCGATCTCAATCAGCTTCTCAAGGAAGTGAACGGCTTTCTGCAGGTCTTGAACAGTGTTACCCTTCAGGTAGCAACGCTCAATGTACTTTGTAGCCGCCGCTTGAAAGTAATTCAGGCGCAAGCGATTGACGCGGTCCCAGTGTTCCTCGCCGCCGTGCTTGTAGTGGTTACCACCGATCTGTTTTTGATTTGCCGCGCTCATGCTGCGTATTCCTTGATCATGTTGAAAATTTCGCGCTCGCGACCGACCAGAATCAGCTCTTCCGCGTAGCTGATGTAGCGGTCAAATACGCGGCGCATGCGTTTGTTGCCGAGTGAGATCTCCCGAGCGCAAAACAGCGCACCCTGTGCTACGTCGGCGAGCTTGAGAGTTCTCTTGTCTTCAGGTGAGAGGTGCGGTGTGACGATTCCGGCAGCGCTCATAAGGCGCAACTCTAATTCGTCAACTTTGCCGCCGATGCCGAACTCACGCTTAGCAGGGGAGGGGATGTCGCCGGTTTGGTGTTCAGCCAAATCATGGAACAGCGCAGCCATTAGCAGTTGACGGCTCGCCATCGGGTCAAACATCAAGCACAGCATAGCAACGCCGTGTGAATGATGACCGACGGTCTCAGACACGAGCGTGGTGACTGTGTGATAGCGCTTCACTTCGCTTCCAGCCAGAATAAAATCGAGGGTATGTTTCACAAAAAGTTCTCCAGTTAGCAGTTATGTGAGCAATTATAGCTCACATTTCTCACAGCACGCAAATTATTTTTTCTCAGCCTTCCGCAGCTCATTTATCTCGTCATCTTCCTCTTTGATTTTGCGTGCTTGGTCACGGCGGTCAATCCAATCAAACGCTGCGCGACGCCAGTCCTCGGCGCGGATCTTAGCGGCATAGCTACGACCGTCACCTGCGTGAATCTTGCGTACGCGACTGATCATAGCCATGGGGCGTGCGATGTGCTCAAAGAAAGGGTTAGCATAATGAATGCGCTCATTGTACGGGTCGTGGCAGAACATCTCACACTCCGCTAGGAACAGTTTGTACTCGCCGTTCAGCATGATCGGGAGGGGGCGCACTGAGCCGTTAGAGTAATGGTCATAGTCGTTAGCGTCCGGCGGGGTCACGAGGTATTTGTTCGCGTTATAAAGTTCTGTGTATAAGTGGAAATTATTACTCACCTGACGGTACACGCCGATTCTGTGCGCTATCGCAGCGGCTACAAACTCCTGCAGGAAACTGAAATGCACAGCGTTAGCGCCGTACGCACCCCACCAGATATCGTTAGACCGGTTGATCACCGTCATGTTCAGACGACCGCCGCGAGTGTCAAAGATGACCTGCATGTTGCACGCCTTGTCCTTGGTCTTCTTGTTCAAATCAGCGTCGTCCCAGATCTGAACAACCGCCTGACGGCTGTTAGGGTCGCGGCGCAGGGTTCTAATGACCTCGTCAAGCTGGTCATGACCGAAGTGCTTGCGCCAGCGGTGACCATAGGCGGCGTTAAATGTCTTGCCGTCGTCGCTGAACTCGACCATGCGCTTGTTGAACTGCTGTAGGAACGCAACGTCATTACGCCCTGCCAGCATCCAGATCGACTCCATGAGGTGAAAGATCGGGTTAGCATCACGACCCTTGTGAAACAGCACGCGCTCAGACGGGCACTTGTAGACCGTGGTCACCATCTCAGGGTACACGATAGCGGGACCATTGCGGGTCTGCTCAGGTTGAAGGTTGAGCACTTTGAGCTTCCAGAATATCTCACTGAAAGCCTGATTGACGTTACGTACGACTAACTCCATTTTAGAACTCCGTTTCTGGTTGGTAGGTTGTTTTAGGTTTACCCTCGCCGAGTACGGCGCGGCAGTACTTGCTGAACTCGCACATGCAGTTCTGCACATCATGCAGCGTCATGTCTACGATTTCTAATTTATCAACGATCTCGCTGAAGATGTTGCTCAGCTCGGCATTGAATTCTTTCTGCTTCCACGTGGCGAACGGCTGCTTGCCGAGCAAATAGTTTAGCCCACGCGAGCTACCAGGACCGATAGGCGCGTAAGTGAACAAGTCTTCAACGTCCATGCCGGTGTACGTCAAGTCAGCGGCGACCTGTCCGGCAATAAAGGTGCTGATGCCGAAGCACTTGCTCAGTTCAGCTACGAACCGCTCAATAGACATCATCCCGCCATCGTTCCACAGCGCCGCGCTAATATTGTCAGCGTTCTCAACCGCGCTGCCGATGATGTACTTTGCCACCGCCTTAGACTTGTTGCCTCCTGGCTCCATCTTAGTCGGGTAGAGCATGTACGCGCCGGAGTAAACCTTGTTGCCGTCTTTCTTGATACGCTCAAGCGTGTGCTCAAACAAGTCAGCATCAAAGTTTTCAGGAGCGCAGGGGATGACCCCCTTGTCAAGCAGCGCCTGTAGCGTGGGCGGCCAGTTGATCAGGCGGGCGATCAACAGCGTGAACCACAAGTGCTCATCGCCTCGAGCGGTCGCTGGCTCAATCAACCGATCAATCACCCAAACCGAAACGCGATCATCGCAGCGGTGGATGTTGGTGAACTTGTACTTAGCGAGTACAGGGTCTTTAGTCCACGGAGCGCTGTGACCGTTCTCACGAGCGATGCGGATAGCCTCCCGCTCCCAGATGAAGTAAAGCAGACCCGCCATCGAGCAAACTGTCTCCGGCGTCGGCATAGGGTAAGGGCAATTGTCACGCATTTTCATACTCCTTTATGATTTCTACTAGCGCGGGGTGCGGGTCTGTGTGGTCAATCAGACGCACGTCGTACGTGCCTTCTTTGCGCAGGTTTTTGTAGCAGTTGACAACCGACTCAAACTTGTCAATCAGGTTCTTCGGGTCAAACTCTTTGTCGTTGCCGGCGGCGAGGCGACGCCCCTTAACCCGCTCAACGCAGAGGTCTTGCGGAGTGTCAAGAAAGGCGTACACATCGCAGCCGGTAGGGTGAATGGCTTGCGTCACCTGACCGGCGAGTCCGCTCGCAGACACTAAAGCGCCCTCGTATAACACATGGCCATGGGGGTGTGCTTTCAGGATCTTCTCGGCAATCTCAGCCTGTGTCTTGATGGCGTCTGTGCCGCCGCACGTGTTGTCATACTTGCCAACCACAAAGATCGGCTCGCTGATTCCGGCAGAGCTGGCGTCGACTTGATAACCGGCGATCTTTTTACCGCTCATCAAAACTGTGTGCGGGTAGTTGAAGAAGCCGCGCATCGCGGTGGTCTTGCCCGAGCCGAACGTGCCGGCAATTCGCAGGATGATATGCTTCATAAAAAGTACTCCGCTCTATAGGGTGAACCGGTCTCAGGGAACACGGCGGCTTTCTGTTTTACGGTCAACGGCTCGGTCTCACACTCAGCGCGTAACCAGTCAGGCAAGAGCTGTGAGCGCATGTCCTTGAACACCTCGGTGTACTCGCCTTGGTCACGCGCCTCAGCCCACTCAATCCGCTCCCACGCCATGTCCGCGTAAACTCCTGGGTAGCGACGACCGAAGAAATGATTCTTGAACGTGCAAAGGTTTGACTCCATAGTGAAGCGACCCGCGTGAGCGATGCCAGGATTGGCGGCGTTGAAGCTATCAATGTACTTGTCAGCCTCCGCAGCGAGGAAGCCGCACATCAGGTTGAACTTAGGGTAGCTGCCGTCTTGTCCGTTGGGCAGGCGCTTGTCCCACACCAGCTCGTCTCTGCCGATTAAAAACAGCATTCCGTTGCGGTGTGACTTGCTGCCCGACTTGTCGCTAAACATCAGATCATCGCAGTCAGCGCCGAAGCCGTTCAGGTAGACATACTCGAGGTAGCTGAACGATGACAGACGACCGAAGCTGTAGTAGCGGTTACGCACAAGATCCCAAAGCTCGGAGTAAGGCTTACCGGTCAGCATTGCCTCCTGAGAGCCGAACTCCTCGACCAACTTAGCGTAAGTCTTGATGGCTTCAAGGGTGTCGCGCTTCTGGTAGCGGCGGTCGGTGTCAAACTGAAGCGTATCCCACTCAGCATTGAACCAATCATTGAACTGCGTCAACTGAGCGCCCGCAGGAGGCACGCTCGGCAGTCGGCTGAGCAAGCGTAACGAGGTGATCGGGTTCTGCGTCAAGCCGTTCAGAAAGGCGAACCAGAGCTTCTGCTCAGCGTCCCATTCGCAGCGGCGGGCTAACTCAGGCATGTACAGATAAACCAGTCCTGGCATAACACCATGCTCAAGGTTCATCTTGTACAGCGCCGAGAAATACGCGGCGCGGTTCTCAGGTAGACGATAATCGGTCATGCTTCCCTCGCTTTCATCATTGCGTCTGCAACCTTGTAAGCGCCTTCTGCAATTTCTTCAAACCATTTCTGGTCAGATTTCCAGCCAACGTCTCCTGTAAATGATTGCATAGCCTGAGCCGCGAAGTAATCACGCAAATTCATGCCGTAATATTCTTCACTTGGGAATGCTTGTTGTTGTCTCATGAAAACTTCCTAGTGTAAAAGGGTTCAACAATCTTCGTGTCAGGGGCGCTGCCCACAATCCAGAAGGCGGTATGGTCATCATAATCTAACTGGTTGTTGTGTGTCAACCAGCGCCACATCTTAGCCTCGTAGGTCGGGTGAAAGCGGATGCCGTCAAAATTCTCACCGGTGAAGTGATCGCTGTACTTGCTGTAGCCGCTGTCGTGCAGGCTAAAGTGCTTCCACTTGAACGGCAGCTTGTCAATGTCAATGCCGATGTAGGCTAACCGAGCACGCATCCAGCCGCGCTTGTCGGGACCGATGCCGATCGTGAACAGTTCCTCAATATTGTGCGAGTCACGGCTCAAGCCGAGCATAATGCTCGTCAGCGAGTTACACGACCCAGCAGGGGCGATGAGGCGCTTGACTTCGGGCGGGATGTTAGCTGTCTGATGAGCGCCGACCTCGTGAAACTTACGCACGTCGTCCTCAGGGTAGCGGTCATGTGGCACGGTAATGCCGTACTCTACGACGAGCGAGGTAGGTTGCGTCAGGTCAACAACCTTGCGCTGCAGGATAGGGTTGTACGGACCAGAAGCGTACTCAAACTCAGCATCAAAGCCGTAGGCAATGCGAGGGTTCTCATGACGCAACACAGTCTCAGGTTTGCTATAGACGATCTGCCGAGCGCGCAAGCCGTAGTGCGCACCCACGATAGCGCTCATGCTCAGCTGAGGGGACTGAATGCTAGCGCCGGTCACGATGTGGGTCTTACCTTGACGGAACTTGTTGACGTACCAAATCAGCTGGCGCATCTTAGAGCCGTTGGGACCGCTATAGCCGAGCGGCGCAAAGTAATCCTCACGCTTGAACCACAAGCCCTTGTGATTCTCCCACGGCGTCTGAGTGCCAAGGTGCTGCTCCCACTTGACGACGTTGCGGTCAAGCGACAGGTCGGGAAATACGGTGTTCATGCTAACTCTTCCTTTACAAATAATGCGTAACCGGCGTCCTCGGGGAAAGGCGCTCCGTGTGACATGATCAAATTAGAGTCGATCACCTCGTTGAAACCATCAGCGGGGGCGATGTAGAACTTGATGTCGCCGGTCTCAATGCGCACCGCTGCTACGCCCACGAGACCCTTACCGCTCGTGAACCACTTTATGCCCGCCAACACAGGTGCGTTCTCAGTCATTTCTTTACTCCTTTAATGTTAACCAACATGAAGCTGCGGTCATTGATTTCAATAATCTTCTGCTCACCGACCTTAGCGGCGGCGTAGAGCTGGGCGGTCAAGCGGTCTTGCTGAGCGCTAGTCATCCAGTCAGGATTGTCGCGCCACATCTGATACGCATTCTTCCACGTAGCGCCGGTGTTCACGCAGATGATCGTGCGGTCGAGCTTGAGCGAGTCCTTCATGACTGGGCGGGTAGAGGTGTCAACCACTTGTTTAATCACTTTGCTAGTAGGTACAGGGGAGAGCAAGCTCTCAAAGACCTCAGCACAACGCCTTTCGGCGGTTTTGCGGTCGCTAAAGCGCTTGACCGGTGTTGTACTGTGGCGGTTATAAAACGACACTAATTGTGGGGTCGTCATGCTGGAAAAGTTTACTGTATTCATTTCAAATCTCCAAGGAAAATTCTGATTAAAAAGGGGCTTTTTCGGTCTGCTCGATGCGCTTACGTGCATATTCGCGAATCTGCTTAGCAGTCCAAGGCACGGGACCGGTTGGGGGTGGGAATGGCCAGTTGTTCATACTGAACCTTTCATGATGATGTGCATAAGCGTAGTCAAGTCAGACACACCGCCGTTGCAGTAATGGAGGTTAGGCGCTGTGCGGTACTTAGCTTGAGCGCTGTGGTTGATAAACTTAGTCATCAAGATTGTGTGATCAGCATTAAACCGGTTACGGCTCACAGCCTCCTCACCGGTCATGAATGAGAACTTAACGTCAAGGTACTTGCTGGTCACCACCGACATTTGACAGCCGTTCAAACCGATGATCAACACAGTGGGCTTGCGGGGCTTAGGCGGTGTTACCTCAGCCTTGTAGCGCTTGAACTGCGTGTCAAACTGAGTGTTAATCTGCTCTTTGACTTCAGTGAACGTCATCTGCGGGCGAAGGCGTTCCGCTATGCGGTCAGCTAACAAGTCAAGCAGGTCGTCAAAGATCTTGAGCAGCGGGTTAGCGGGTTCAGCGGCGACCGGTGCGGCAGTCACTGCTGGCTGCGGGATAGGGTCGCGCTTAGCTTCAGCACGCGCCTTAGCTATCATCACCTTATGCGTGAAGACCGTGCCGTCAGTGATCTTGCGGTGGCGCTCATAGCGCAGGGCGTCTTGAGCCTCACGGAACGCGGTCTTAGAGTCAAGAGCGGGATTACCCTTGAACAGCAACACAAGGCGCTCATAGTGAGCGGCTTTTTCTTCGGTGCTCCAAACAATTCGTGTTCTCATGTTATTTGCTCCAGTGGCGAGCCGCGCAGGTGCTCTTGATGCGGTTGTAGTCGGTGTGCACTTTGTTTTTGAGGCGGTCGCAATACGCGATCTCCTCATCAACCGCGCTGTCGTAATCAAACGTCCCAACCGCGCCGAGCGCGATCAGGATGAGCAGGAATGTGATGCGTGAGGTCATGCTTTCACCCCTTTCAAAAACTCGATTTGAGCGCGGGTGTCATCGATTGCCAGACGAATTCTTTCAAGGCGATCCCAGTCGCCCTCTTCAAAACAAAACTTGTCTTCAACTAGCAACATACACAAGTGTTCTTCTAAAGCGAATAACGTGTTCATGCTGCCTCCTTGAACGTAGTTGCGTGGGGCTTGATGCCCAGCTCTTCAAGGTGACGGATAGCGACGAAGTCCAGCGGTAAGCTAGAGCCGCAGATCAGGAACACGGCTTGGTTAGATGTGACTGGGCGAGAGAAGACGCGGCGTGTGCCGTCCTCGTCTTTAATTATGACGACGTATTCTTTCTTACCTTGGTCTTTGCGTTTCATAGTAGTTCTCCTAGTTATTGAGTTATTGATTAAAAAGCCAGTTCGGTCTGCTTGACTTCAATGGCGTAACCGAGGCTCTTAGCGAGTTTGAGCGTCTCGCGAGTCAGAGTGTACTGACGGGCGAGGTCAGCAAAGATCTGAGCCGTGCTGTTAGCAGGGTAGATCGTCTCTTTACCGTAGACATTTTTCACGGTAACTAAGAGTGTGGTGTTTGTGATAGGTTGAGACATGCGAGTTCTCCAGTTATTGAGTTATTGAGAGGGCGATTAGAAAACGAAGAAGCCGGTACAGTAGCCGATGTAGCCGCCAGTGCTTGATGAGCGCTGAATCAGCTCGGTCATGTTGACCGCACCAACCCAACGACCCCATGCCTCGTTATATATGACGACGTACTGAGCGGGACGAGCCTCAACACCGCGCTCTTTGTGGAAGTAGTTAGCGGCGTCCTGCGCCATTTGAGCGGTAGCCTTCTCAGCAGCGGCTTCAGTAGCGTAGCTCTTGCAAGGATTCTTGTTAGTAGCGCGGTACTCTTCGATGCGAGCGATGATTGTTTTGTTGATGTTCATGGTGAGTTCTCCAGTTATTGAGTTATTAAAAAGTGATGCCACGCTTAGTGAAAAAAGCAACTACGTGGTGATTACGACCGCCTTCGCTCAAAATGCTAGCGAGGGTAGCAGTGAAGAAACGATCCCAGTCAGACAAGGGGAGTTTTTCGTCGCGGACGGTGTCGTTAGCGTTGATGCGAGCGCTGTCAATGATTTCGTCAACGGCGAGACGATTGCTGCGGCTTTCAATCTTGCTGCAATCTGCGATTAATTTGTCGTAGCGGCGGTCGTGTGTCATTCAAGTTCTCCAGTTATCAAGGTATGGATTGAATTATAGTTTCAAATTTTCTGAAACGCCAAGCGATATTTTTAATGACCCTTCACCGCAGTTGGTTATTAGCCATTCCCCCTATGGGAAGCACGCTTTTCACAGTGGCTAATTCAATGTCGCCGCAAAAAGTTTTTTCAAATAATTTGCTTTTTCTGAAATTCTCAGGCATAATTCGCAGTGATAACGTATAACTGGAGAATTATTTAATGCAACTCAGACCCTACCAAGACGAAGCAACCCAAGCCGCTATAGCCGCGCTAGGGAAAGGCGTCAACCCTGTGCTTCAACTCGCCACCGGTACGGGCAAGTCTCTCATCATCGCCGCTATAGCTAGCCTCTATAGAGACCTCGGCAAAAACACTTGGGTACTCACCCACGTTCAGCAACTCGTCAAGCAAAACGCTTCCACCTACACGCGCTATAGCGGACTCAAGCCGTCCATAGTGTGCGCGGGACTGAACCGCAAGGACGTTGACGGCGACGTTACCTTCGGTACCATTCAAAGCATGATGGGTGTCCTAGCTGAAATGCAAGCGCCTGACCTCATCATCATAGACGAAGCCCACCGCGTCCCGCACAACGAGGGTGAACCGACGCTCTACGAATCAATCCTACGCCGTTACCCCGCTGCTCAACGCGTCGCTATGACCGCTACGCCGTGGCGCATGGACAACGGAATCATTTACGGTGACGGAGAGCAGTTCTGGTTTGACCGCCTCGCCTATAACTACCCTGTACCCCGCGCCGTTCACGACGGCTGGCTCTGCCCGCTAGTGGGCGTTGAGACCGCGTTTCAACTTGACCTCGAGGACGTGAGCGTGAGCGGCGACTTTGTGCAAACCGAGGTCGGTGACAAGCAGATGAACGATTGGCTTGAGTCAATGGCTGAATCGTTAGTCACTCTCGCCGGCAACCGGAAACATATTGCGGTGTACTGCCCAACGATTACCGCCGCTATGCGAGCCGCTAACGCAATCACCAAGGTCACCGGCTGGTCAACGGAAGTCATGGCGGGCAACCTGAAGGGCGCGGACAGGGACTACATTTTGGATCGGTTCCTGAGCGGCGCAAGCCGTGTGCTCTGCTCGGTTGATATGATTACCACCGGTTTTGACTTCCCCGCGCTCGACTGCATCGTGTGCCTGAGACCAACTCTTTCCTCCTCTCTGTGGGTTCAGATTCAAGGTCGGGGCACGCGCCTACACGACAGCAAAAAGAACTGCCTCGTGCTTGACTTCGTCGGTAACCTGCAACGGCTGGGCGGCGTCGACATGTACGACAACTTCTACCGGCAGAGCCTTGACGCTGAACCGGAGGAGCTTCCCGCCGTGCCCACTAAGCCTTACGTCAAGAAAGAGCGCAAGGTCTATCCTGGTGTGCGCACTTTGAAGCCTATCGACCCTATGACCGGACTCGAGGCGACCGATGACTCAATCATCAAAGTCACAGTCAGCGGTGTTAACTGCGTCGCGCTACCCACGCGGCGTAACCCTAATCAACCGGTGTTGCTCGTGCAGTACGCATGCGTCACGGATGAGGGGGCGCGTATTGACGCTTCTACTTTCATCAGCACCGAAACACCCACATCGCAATCGGTGGCGTTTTTCAAAAGACGCGCACTTGCGGTAAACTTACCCTCCCCTGCTCGTTCACTCACGTGGCAACTGAAAGGCGCTCGACAACCGGTCGCGGTTACTGTACGCAAGTCTGGGCGCTATTGGAATGTGCTTGAGGAGTATTTCAACGGAGAAACAGAATAATGACGAGCAAGACGCCTAAGCATGTCTGGGCAGTAGACACTGACGGACCAAAAACCCTAGACTATGCGTTAGCCTACGCAAAGCTCGGTTGGTACGTGTTACCGGTGTGGTCAGTGGATGATCACGGTCAATGCCGGTGCGGTCGCCCTAACACTGAGAAAGGTCACAAGGCGGGTAAGCACCCTCAGTCTGAGTTAGTTCCGCACGGACATCAAGACGCTACTGTTGACGAACAAATCATCAAAGACTGGTGGGCAACTGACCCCAACGCGGGCATCGGTATTTCGCTCGCCGAGTCAGGTTTGCTGGCGCTGGACATTGACCCGCAGAACGGCGGTGTTGACTCGCTGGCAGAGCTAGAAGCCGAACACGGCGTCATGCACTCTGACTGTACGGCAGTGACTCAAGGCGGCGGGGAGCATCGGCTGTTCACCGCTGATGAGGACATGACGTATCCTGGCACGCTCGGCAAAGGTCTTGACCTGAAGCACCATGGCTATATCTGCGTCGCGCCTACGCTCGGACCGTCCGGTGATTACAAATGGCAACAAGGGCGCTCGCCGCTCAGTCAAACCCGTCCGGCAAAGCCCTCTCCCTTGCCTCAGCTGATAGCGAGTAAAGCACGACCTCCGGTCAATTATAGCCTCACCGAGCGTGGCGGTGTTCCGGTGGCCACGGCTCAAACCTTTGATGACCTGCGCTCCGCGCTCAAACATGTTGACGCTGACGACTACACAACGTGGGTCAACGTCGGTATGGTGCTCAAGCCGTACGGCGAGAACGGCTACAAGATCTGGACCGAGTGGGCGGCGACCAGTGAGAAGTTTGATGCCGCCGCGCAGAGGCGTAAGTGGGAGCGTGACATCAGCACCCCTCACTCAATCACCTACCGCTCAATCTTCCGCATGGCGATTGATAACGGCTGGGCGGGTAACACTCACGAGGCTCCGCAAGCCGCCGCTACAACCCCTGACGGCAAACCCGCAGTTCATCCGCTCAGTCTCAAAAACTCAGTCGCCTCAGGCGCGGGTGAAGTCAACGTCTTTGAGTACGTATACGAGGACTTTATGTCAACCGGTGTCAACGTAGTCGCCGGTTCTCCTGGAGTCGGTAAGACAACCCTCATCGTGCCTATGGCGTTAGCCACTGCGCACCTCTGCCCGCATGACTACGTGCTCAAGCCCGCCGTGCGTCGCAACGTGATCATCATCACCGAGTCGGTCGTGCAGGTTCAACGCGTCATTTACTCGCTCTACTCGTGGGGTTACACTGGCTTGTCCGTTAATGACTTCAACGAGCGAGTGCGAGTCGTTAACGCGCAGAGGTTAGACCCCAAGATAGTCGCCCAAGTGGCTGACGAGTACAAAGAATGGACAGTGGACAATGAGAAGGCTGATGGGACGTATCACGCGGCGCTGCCGTTGGTGGTGTTTGATACTGCGAACGCGGTATTTGATTTGGAAAATGAAAACGACAACGCTGAGGTCGGGCGAGCCATGGCGTACATCAAACAGGCGTTTGCCACCTTCCCTATAATCATCGTCAGCCATACAGCAAAGGCGCTCGGCTCATCTGAGTCAGACTTCCTCTCACCTCGCGGTGCATCAGCGTGGACGGGCGATGCGCAAGGTGTGTACACTGTGTTCAAAGACGGCGAGCATGCCGACGCACCCCGCGTGCTCAAAGCGACAAAGGTCAGGTTCCCCACCGCCTTTGCTGAACTCACCTTTGACCTCGTGTCAAACCGAGAGAACCACAAAGACGTGCTAGGCTACGACAAGGAGATCTGGTTCAGCCACTCCGTTGCCCGTCCTCTCAAACCAGGAGAGCGCACGCAAATGAAGGAAGACCGCAAAGAACAAAAAGAGCAGGAGCAATGGTCACGGATCTGCGACGACATTATTGAACTCGTACGCCGTGACGCGGGCAAGAGCCGCTCCTACTACGAACGTCTGCCCGTGGCACAGGGCGGTGTCAAAGCATCTCAAGAGCGCAAAGAACGCGCCGTCACCAGTTTGCTGAACGACGGATCGCTCGAGCGCATTGAGTTAGAGAAGCCGCAGGGACGAGCCAACCACTACCTGCGTGTGAATGAAGAAGTGGTTGCCGCAATCGAACGCGGTAAGTTCGGCATTTGAAAATAGAGGATAACTTAGAAATGAAAAAGACAATACCTTGGATACCTGTAGGTCACCCTGACTTCAAGTGGACAACCGGCGCAGACGTGCAAGCGCTCTGGCGCAAGTACGGCTGGACCCCGCCTAGCGAGAAGATGACACCCCCGCCGCCTGAAAAATTTGAACCTACAACGCGCACGCAAAGAAGGGCGACAATATGACAACTGACTCTATTCGATTTTTCAGCAACGAGCCAAGCGTAGAAGTTTTGCGCTTGTCTAAAGACGGTATTTGGGTTAACCCTGATATTCCTGCTAACGACGCCGCAAAGTTTGTATTAAATGCGATTGGTCACAACATCCAAGTGTTGGTGCAGGCGGCTGTCAAAGCCGAGCGTGAGAAGGCGCAAGATGAAATTGACACCCTGTACGAGATGTACAAGCTGGTGTGCAGTCAGCGCGACGAGTTGATGGATCAACAGCGGGCGCAGGTCGCCGCTATGCGGGGGAGAATACAATGACCGATCAACTGAAGCTCGACTTCGTGTGCCCAGGATGTTACCATGCTGAGTGCCCGACCCCCGCAAAGTGCTACAACTCAGCGCACCGCAACGAGGTGCTTGAGGAGGTGGCGCGTGAGTTCGACCGCATGCCGTTCGGCGATACCGCTGCCAGCTTTGCCCGCTACGTGAGGGACATGAAATCATGACAAAAGATGAAATAATTGAGTTGGCTGTACAAGCGGGAATGTACCGCGAAGTCATGACGCTCGGGCGCAATGTTGAATTGTTAACTGCCTTTGCCAAGCTAGTAGCACAACATGAGCGTGAGGCGTGTGCTGAAGTTTGTAAGAAACATGCTGATGTATATGCGGGGCTTGAACAAAACTCAACAACGCAGTCGGCATGGGCGGCTTGTATTGATAACCGTGACACCATCCGAGCAAGGGGACAAGCATGACCGTAGAGATCAACAGCGCTCGTACCGTAGCCGTTGACCGCGAGTACTACTGGCAACCGATGGACACCTGCCCCAGAGGAGTAAAGGTTCAGCTGCTCGGCGCGGGTGGGGTCGCCGTGTACGGTCAATACCACGGCAAAGACCCATGGTGGACGCACTGGGCTCCGCTGCCCGTCAAACCTAAGGAAGACAAATGACTGAAGACCAAATAGAGTTTTTGCACCGCATGTTTGCAGTGAATGAGCAGGTCGTAAAGCAGAACTACCAGATCATGTCGGTGCTGACTCAACCAACACTTAGCAAATCTAAAGGCTGGCAAAATCTGACCGACAAAGAAGTCGACACCATTCGTGCCAATGCTCAGACCGTAGAGTGGGCGATCCTTATGGCTCAGTCAACCCTTAAGGAGAAGAACACATGAGCTACATTGTTGCCTCGCTACCTCCGGTCAAGTGCTTCGTGCGCAAGGAGTTTTTGTACAACTTTCAAAAGGGACACGGCGAGCTTGAACCTGCAGTATGGGTGAGCTTGAAAGCCCTGCGTGGTCAGGTGTTCCGCATTGAGTCGCTGCTGCCCGCCTACGGCGCGTTGTACGACAAGCTACCCATCCACGCCTACGTCTGGCAGGCAGAGCACGGTGACCTGCCGGTTGATACGCTTCAGCTTTGGAACTACTGCCG